GTCCAGCTGCGCCGATTGGCGAGACCCCTCGCCTGACGTCGATCATGCCGAACCGAGCTTTCGTCGGAGCGATTCGCGTCTTGCTAGACCATGACACGCGAGGTCGGGGCCCCGCGCTCGCGCAGCAGTCGCGCAGCGAGTACCGCTTCGAGTTTGGCGTCGATCTGGTTGTGGTCGACTCGACTGGCCAGCTCGAGGCGTTCTATCGCCAGCTGGCCCGAGACGCCGACCTGTTCATCGTCACCGACGGCAAGGTCCCGATGGCCAAGCTCGCCGCAGCGCGGGCCGCCGCGATGGCTAGCTACCGCGCCGAGCAGGCGCATGAGGCCGAGTGCCCGATGCTTTCGGGGGTCTCGAAGACCTGCACCTGCATTACCGACGCCGACACATCAGAATGGTCGCAGCAGTTCGCGATCGACTCCGAGGTAGCCGCCTTTGGCGTCGTTGCCGCCAGCCCTGCGCGGCGCGCCGCTGCGTCTCCCGACACGTCGAAGGAGTCCTGAGCCATGATTGTTGTCGAAGGATTCTCCGACTCGTACAAGGTGCCCGGCTTCTACGGCCAGACCGTCTTCGGCGCCGGACGTAGCGCATTCGCGACCGGCGCCATGAAGGTGCTCGTGGTCGGGCTCAAGCATCCGAGCCTTGGCACCATCGTGCCCGACTCGGAGGTCAAAGAGGTCTTCTCTCTCGACGAGGCAGATGCCGTTGCGGGCTCCGGCGGCGAGGCCGCTCGGATGATGCGCAAGGCTATGAGAACCCGCGGCCCGCGATACTTCATCGCTTGCCCACTGGCCGCGGTGGGCGCTGCTGCGGCGACCTCGACCATCACGATCGCTGGATCGTGGGCGCTTGCCGGGACTGTCAACTTCTACGTTGGCGGAGACCTGGTAGAGGTCAACTTCACGACCACGTCAGTCACTGTGACGCTTGCCGCCGAAGCGATCGTTGCGGTCGTCAACGCCAACCTCCAGTTGCCAGTGACTGCCGCAAACACGGCTGGCGTCGTGACGCTGACCCACAAGAACCCTGGCATCCGAGGCAACGCGCTCTTCCTGCGACAGGACAGCGTCCTGCGCCCGTCTGGCATGACCGTCGCCATTGCTGGCGGCACGCCTATCCTCGCAAACGTGCAGGTGCCTTTCACCGGTGGAACTGGCGTAGAACCGCTGGCGCTCATGCTGGCCACGCTGCACCCGCTCAAGTTCGACCGCATCGCGTGGGCGCAGAACGACTCGGCTTCGCTCCTCGATATCGAGGCGCAGATCGACGACAAGGCTGGCCCGCTCGTTGGCCGGCTCGAGCACAGCGTCGTCGGTTTCACTGGCACGCTCGCGGCGACCACGTCGCTTGCGCAGACGACTTTGAACGACCAGCGTTTCGAGGCGAAGTGGTCACAACACGCCGAGACTCCGGCCGGCGAGATCGCCGCATCTTGGGCGGCCTACCGCGCCATGATGGAGGCGACGAACCCGAACAGGAACCTCGACGGCCACGTTGTCCCGGGCTGCAAGGGCGCCCCGCTCGCGGCGTCGCGGCCCAGCACTCCGGTGCAGCAAGCGGCGCTCGACAACGGCGTTTCGGTCTGCACGACCAACGAGGCCGGCGAGATCGTGACCATCCGCGCAATCACCACGCGCAGCCTCAACGGCTCGGAGCCGGACTACAAGACACTCGACGTCGGTCAGGCCACGACCGCTGACTACTGGCGCGACCGGATGAAGTTCATCTGGATCACCGAGTACCTCGTCGCCAACGAGTACGTGCAAGACAACCCCGCCGACGGGGACCCGACGCCGCCCGCCGGCATCGGCTTCCCGCGCCACTGGAACTCGCGAGTTTTCGAGGAGCTGATTCGCATGCAGGATGAGCGCATCCTCACGGCGGTGCGCCAGTTCCCTCCCGTCAGCGAGTGGAACGCCACGGCCAAGCGGATCATGACGTCCTCGGACATCTTCCCGCTCCCGACGCAGCACCAGCTCGGCTTCGTCTCGCGCCAGCTCAACACGATCTGAAGCCCGGCGCGTTAGCGCGCCAAACAGTCATCGGCCGCCCGTCGCCGCTCGCATCTGGCGAGCGCGGACGGAGGCCCAGCACGAAGGGACGACGACCACATGGCCGATCGCATGATTCACGCGTCCGTGTACCTCGGGTCGCGCAAGGTCGCCTATGCCGAGTCGGCCCAGCTGACCATCAACGGCAACGGCGAGCAGGTCATCACCGACGAGTCGATCTTCGAGAGCGACGGCAAGGTGACCTGCTCGGTCGAGTTCACCGAAGCCATCCCGGAGGCCGGCGAAGACGCTGGCGCCATCGACGCACTGCTCGGACAGACCGACGCATCCATCGGCTACTTTGCCGGCGGCAAGATCTACAAGGCCGACGGGCGCTTCATCACCGGCGTTCTCAATACGACGATGGCGAACGGCTCACTCAGAGGCCAGTTCACCTTCCGCGGTGCCCGTCCCGAAGCCACCTGATGTCGAAGTTCGCCGCCATCTGCAAGGGCACCCGCGCCCGTCGCAAGGACGTCAGGTTCACCACGCTTCATGGCAAGGAAGCGGCGTGTGACCTGCGCGTGCTCAATGGCGCGGAGCACGAGGCTTGCCTGGTAGCGGCGTCTGCCGCCGCCAAGGCAGCCGGTGTCCCAGCGGACCACGGAAGCGTCGTGTTCGACTTCGCGCTCGCTTGCGAGATCGTCGCCAAGTCAGCGATCGACCCGGACAAGCAGGACGTCGAAGAGGCGTATTTCGCCAGCGTGGCAGAGGTCAAAGACGGGCTCGACCGCGAGCGCGTGTTCCTGCTCTTCGATCGGCAGACCTCGTTGCAAGACGAGGTGTCGCCGCGGCTGAGCACGATGACGCTCGACGAAGCGGTCTCAAAGGTGTTCGAAGCCGCGCTCGTCCCGGAGGGGCATGAACTCCCTTTCGAGCTGTGGCAGCCGGTTGCGCGCAGGCAATGGGTGCGTACTTTGGTCGACCTGCTTGTGAGCTCGGACGCGCTGAAGTCGCTCTATACCTCGGGCTCATCTACCACTTCGAGCGAACCTTCCCGCACCTCAACCCCCTCGTGAGGTCGGTGCAATGGCGTCTCAAGTGAGGCCGCGGCCGGCGATATCTGCCGCTCACCGTAGCGCGCTCGACTCCGCCAAGGGCGTCACGTCTGTGCCAACAGAGGCGCACGTGAGCGCCAAGGACGCGCCGATCGTCGTTACGCTGCCGCCGTCAGCATTCGCGCAGTCCTGGGCTGGCAAGCCGAATGAGCCAGTTCGCATTGGCTTGCGCCTATGCTCAGAGTCGACGCACGACAAGGCGCGCGCGAATGCGACCGTGAGCGCCGACCGCTTCTACCCAGAGGCGTCGCGCAACTCGGAGTCGTACGTGGAGCACTGGAACGGGCAGATCGTCCGCGGCGTGATGGCGGAAGCCGTGTGCCAGCCTCACGATGTCACCCGCTCCTGGTTCAAGGCTATGGCCGCCGACCTCGTGGGCGTGGCGTTCACAGAAAAGGGCATCCTGCGTCTGTGGCAGGGCTACGCCGAACTGACCGAGCAGCTTTCCCCGCTCCTTCGGCTAGCGACGCCCGAAGATCTATCCGACCTGTCGACCCGTCTGGCTGATGCCGACGCGATCGGTCACTTGCACGACGGCGACCGTCGGCTGCTGGCACGCATTCTTGACGACCTGCGCGCGCAGGGCTGAGGCACGCCATCGCCCAGATCCGGATCACGATCGGAGCAGCGCTCGACTCATCGGTCGCGCGGAGCTTCGATCAAGTCGAGCAGCGCGCCAACAAGGCGGGCGGCAAAGCGCGCGAAGCCATGGCCCGCTCTGGCAAGGCCCAGGGCCAGGATGCCGCACGTAGCGCGACGCAATCGGCCGCGGCAGAAGAGCGTCGCGCGCAGGCTCAAGTGCGCTCGGTCACCCGCGTCAACGCGCAGATCGCCAGGCTCGAGGCGAGCGCAGCGGCTGACGCTGACAGGCGCCGGCAGAAGTCCGTCCGCGCCGACATGCGCGGCTTTGACGATCGGATGCGCGCCTCCAAGAAGGCTCACGACGCAGAAGAGCGAGACGTCATGCGCGTCGTCGCCGCGAGCGAGCGTGCCGACAAGCGCAAGGCGGCATCAAGCCAGCGCGAGTCGACGATCAATCGCAACATCTTCGCTCGCGAGTTCGGTCGCCGCACGGTGTCGAACCTGGGGCAGACAGCGCGCTTCGGTATGGGCGTCGCTGGGCAGCTGGCCCGTGGCGCTGGCGTCAACCTCGACATTGGCGCGTCCGCCGCGCGCAACGTGGAGTTGGAGAAGCGGGCGATCGACCTGTCCAACTCGGGCTACAACCCGAACGCGGCCGAAGGCGACTCCTCGCGCATCCGTGTCGATCAGGCCGACATCCAGAAGAACGTAAAAGAGTCGGCCGACGCAAACGCGTTCAGTCGCACTGAGGCCATGGAAGGCCTTCAGGCATTCGTAGGCAAGACCGGCGACCTGAAAACGGGCATGGGCGTCATGAAGGAACTTGGCGCATTGTCACGCGCGACTGGTACCGACCTCGGCGACATGGTCGAAGCAGCTGGCGACGTTTCCAGCGTGCTCGGCGACATGAAGGGCGAGGACAAGATCAAGCGAATCGGCCAGGTCATGCGATCCATCGCTGGGCAGGGCAAGCTCGGCGCGGTCGAACTCAAGGATCTCGCTACGCAGATGGCGAAGGTTAGCGTTGCCGCTACGGCCTTCGACGGCAAGACCGAAGACAACATCGTGCTCATGGGCGCGTTTGCTCAATTGGCCCGCCAAAAGGGCGGCGCGACCACGGCGAACATCGCCGCATCAAGCGTATCCGGGATGGTCAACACGTTCCGGACCCCCGCTCGGATGGAAGCTTTCAAGAAAGAAGGCATCGACGTCATAAACCAAGATACGGGGATGATCCGCAACCCGGAAGAACTCCTCAAGGATGCGCTTGCGAAGACCGGCGGAGATCCAGAGCGTTTCAAGAAGCTCTACTACAACTCTTCTGGAGCGCGCGCTGTCGAGGGCTCTGCGAACACGTTTCGGCGCGCTCGCAATGCTTCGAGATCTGCCGGTGGCAGTGAGGCCGAGGCGACATCGGCGGGCCTCAAGGCAGTGACCGAAGAGCTGGACAAGTTCAAGAAAGTCGCCATGGGCGAGGGCGAGATCCGCGAGTCGCTCGGTAAGGCGCTGGAGTCTCAGTCCGCCAAGGCGCAGCAGTTCAACAACCGCATGGACGACGTCACCGCCGGCTTGCAGGCGAAGCTTGCGCCGGCTCTTGAGCGCGCCGCTCCTGGCCTCATCAAGCTGGCCGAGGCGCTCAGCCACGCTATCGCGTGGGCCGTCGACAACCCCGGCAAAGCGATCACGCTGGCCATCGTCGGCAGCATCGCAAAGGCGGGCCTTGAGACGGCGATCTCTAGCGGCATGGCCTCGCTGCTGAAGAAGATGATTGGCGGCGGCGCCGGGGCTGGCGTGGCCCCAGGCGTGGTTCCCGGCGGCGCTGGCGCAGTCGGCAAGGTCCTCCCCGTGGCAGGCGCCGCCCTCGTCGGCTTCGCCGCTGGCGCCGCGCTCGACAGCATGGACGAGGAGGCTGATCGCAAGGCGTACATCGCGACACAGGGCTCCCTCAACGAGGGCAGCAATGCCGCCAGCCGACTTCGCATGAGCATGGGCGGTTCGGCAGCAGAGCAGGAAGGCGCGCTCGCAGAGGGCATGGTCACAGTCCAGCGTCTCGGCTCCGAGATCATCGATTCAAAAAGCCAGGAGCAGTCGGTCTTCGACTATCTCGGTGGTGGGTATGCCAGCGCTGCCGGCAATTGGGCGTCTGGCGGCAGAATTGGCCAGAGCCTTCAGGAGCAAAGCGCTCAAGAGGAAAAGGTTGCTCGGCAGCCTGAACTCGAAGCGCAGATGGTAGCCGTGCAGGCCGCCATTGACAACCTCACCGCCAAGATGGGCGGCAACATCAACGTGACCGTCACCAACCAGCCAACGCCCGGCGTAGATCCCGCTGGCCGTGGCGCCCCGCCACCAGGCATCGCCAGACCTTGAGCCCCTTCGACGAGCTTCAGCCGGCTTCATTCGCCGGGCTGGGGTTCGCCGTCACGAGGTGGAGCGTCAAGGGCGGCTATCGGCACCACCTGCACGAGTACCCCGGCTCGCCTGGTGGGCAGGACGAGGGCATCGGACGCCGCTCCTACACCGTGGAGTACGACGCCGTCTTTTCGGCCAACGACCCAGTCCATGGGCCGCTCGCCTTCACCGACACGCTCAACCAGATCCGAATCCTGTTCGAAAAGGGCGAGATCGGACCGCTCGTCGTGCCGCACCTCGGCACCATCGATGCGCGTTGCATCGATTGGGACGAGCAGGCGGACCCGACTCGGATGCGGGACGGCATCCGGATGAAGATGTCGTTCTTGGAGATCTCCGAGGAGGAGCTTTCCATCGACGACGTGATTCAGACGACATCCTCGTCGCTGTTCAACAAGATCGAGCTTGTCATGGCTGCCATCGCGCCGCTCGAGTTGGAGGAGCCCGACCTCTTCGAATCGATCGAAGGCGCCATGAACGAGGTGCAGGGCGTGCTCGATCAGGTGGAGCTTGCGGGCGACCAGCTCGGCGCGAAGATCGCTGGCGTCACCAGCAAGATTCAACAGATCGAAGCATCGGCGTCAGAACTTGGCGACCCGGACAACTTCGCCGTAGGCCGCGCGCTTCGCGACCTCGGCGCAACGTTGATCTCATCAGGCGAGAAGGTCGCCGCGGTCATCGCGCCGACTACGTCGTACGTCACGACGTCCGAGATGTCGGTCACCGAGGTGTCCATCGTCGTGTTCGGCGACACGTCGCACGCCGTTGACATTCTCCAGTCGAATCGCAGCGTCATCGACGACGCGTTCGCAATCCCCGAGGGCACGACGCTCAGGGTCTGATGGCGCGATTCGACGAAGAAGCCAACCGAATCGAGTTGGTCTCGGACGGTATCCCGATCCTGTACTCGGAGAGCTACGAGGTCATTCTCGGCATCCTCCAACAGCCTGCGGCGTTCTGCCTGACGCTCGGCGCAGCGGTGCCCGTCCGCGAGCTCGCGGAGCTTTGGGTACCAGGCACGCCGTTCGAGCTTCGCATCGGCGGCGCTGCCCAGTTCTCGGGCCGCAGCGACGGCTACACGCTCGGCAAGGGAGAGGGAGGCAATCGCTGCTCGGTCCGCGGCCGCGATACGCTAGCGACGCTCAACGACGCCTTCGCGCGCACCGAGCAGGGATTCTCGGACGCGTCGTTTCTCGACCTCGTCAACGCTGCCATGACAGAGGCATACGGCCTTTCCGGCGCGCCGACGGTCATCTTCTCCAACGAGGCGAACCGCAAGGCCATTACGAAGGCGCCCGTGGAGCAGGACTCAGGGCCCGTAGCGCTCGCGCGCGTGATTGCCAGGGGGCTAGGATTCGAATTGAAGCTCGCGTCCAAGGCTGCGCAGTCGAAGAAACTACAGCTGAAGATGGGTCAGCGTTGGCTGTCGGACTTTCTCAAGCCAGAGATGGATCGCGCTGGCCTGTTCCTGTGGGCCGCTGGCGATGGGACCGTGATGCTGACCACGCCGAACACGGCGCAGCAGCCGACCTTTCGGCTGTTTCGGCGCAACGGCAAGACGAACATCATCGACGGCGAGTACAAGAACGAGCCGACCGCGCGATTCTCTCGCTGCGAAGTTCACTCGCGAGCCGGCGGCGCCGCCGATGCGCGCACCAAGATCTTCGCATCCTACGAGGACCAGGAGATGGTTGGCTGGGGCTTCGACCGCCCGCTGTGCATCTCCGACCCAAAGAGCAAGACCATCGAGCAGGCCGAGTTCCTGGCTCGTCGCAAGATCATCGAGGCGCGCCGCGGCGCATGGTCGCTCTCGTACACGATCGCAGGGCACGCGTTGCCCAACCTGTACAACGGCGAGATGTCGATCCCAGCGCCCGACGTGGTGTTCGAGGTCGATGACGACGAGTTCGGCATTAGCGGCAAGTTCTGGGCTGAGGCGGTCGCGCATCGTCGCAATCCGCATCGCACGACGACCATCCAGCTGATGCGAGTCGAAGACGTCGTCTTCGGTGGAGATCCCGAATGAGCTTCGACCTCGATCTTTCGATCGCCGCCTTCTCCGAGTTCGTGGACGGCGTTCTCCAGGTCGCAGTGGACCGCTACGGCGAGTCGCAACAGAGCGGCGCAAGCCTGCCGTCCGTGCAGCCGCTTGGCATTCTGTCGCGTCCGCTGGACCCGACAACCGACCCGGTGACGAAGACGCCCGTGGCGGGGGCAAGCTGCCTATTCGCTTTCGACGGCGACAGCGGTGACGGCTTCTCGATGCCGACGACGGACGCGCGACTGGTGAAGTTGGTCCCCGAGATCGCCAAGGGCGCGACCGTTCTCTACTCCGCCGGCCCATGGCTGCTACTCGACGAGGAAGCCAAGAACGTGATGCTCCGCCAGCCTATCGGCACGGACAAGAGCCAGGTCATCGCCATGTCCGGAGTCGACGGCGAAGAGCAGATCCAGGTCCGCCACCTCAAGGGCGGCGGCATCGCGTGCCTGCCTGACGGCTCGGTGCTGATCAACGCGGAGACCGCGTCAAACTTCGTCCAGATCAAGAACGACGGGGTCACCATCTCGGGGCTGCTGAGCCTCGCCGGCGGCGCGGTGTTGGGTGACGTCGTAGGCGCGCAGCCGTTGCCGCTGGGAATCCCCTACGCGGCCGCTATGGGTGCCATGGCAGCGGCGTTTACGGCCCTCTCTACGCTTCCGCCGGTCATCGCCATCCCAGCAACCGTAACAGCATGCACGACGGCTGCTGCGGCCTGCGGGGCAGCGGCAGCCGGCATCACAACGAAGGTTGCGGCATCCTGATGGGGTGCGGGTTCACCGTCCCGACGCTGTCGATCGCGATCCCAGGCATCCCAGGCTTCTCTCTGCCTTCGATCCCGTCGATCCCGTCGTTGCCGAGCGTGCCCGGATTCCCTGTGCCGTCGGTCGAGATCTCGCTGTCGATCCCGGGCATCCCAGGCTTCTCTCTGCCGTCGATCCCGACGCTACCTGCTCTGCCTTCGGTGCCAGGTTTCCCTGTTCCAAGCGTAGAGATCTCGCTGGCGATACCTGGACTGCCAGGATTCTCATTGCCCTCGATCCCGACGCTGCCGTCGCTGACATGTCCGTTCTGACCTCAGCAAAGGCCACCTAGATGCCCGCCCACGTTCGCGGCCGAGCCGTCCGCTACCTCCGCGGCTCGGCGTTCCTCACGGCCGAACTCGAGACCATCGACTCGAACCTTGAGAAGACCATCAACGGCGACACGGGCGGCAACACCGGCACCGGTGGCGGGTGGAACCCTACGGCCCGCCTCGTTGTCGGCGGCGCTGGCATGCGCATCGCGCGCAATGCCGACCTGCAAAACGTGCAGTCGTTGACCCTCACCAACGGCGCAACTGTCACCTGGCAAGCGCCAGGCAAGGCCATCTCCAGGCTCATCCCCGACCACTACGGCGTATCGCGTCCGTTCCCCAACCCCGCCGACACGTCGGGATGGGTTCTTACCGCCGACGAACCTGGGGTGCGGCCGGTTTGGGTCAGCATGAAGGTTGGGTCTCCGCTCGTGTTCGAGTTCCCCGTCCCGCGCGGCCTCGTAATCTCGACACTCACTGTCACCCTCGGAGTGATCGTCGGCGTCACTCACCTGAACCCGCCCGACCAATGCTCGCTCGTGGAGTTGATCCGGATGCCGCGAAACTTGCTTGTGCCAGCGCCAGAAGTGCTTGCCTCGACCCGTGACGTATTCACGACGGATGCCGCTTACATAGCCTCGCACGACGTCGTGGTGACCCCCGTCGCGCCAGTGGTCACGGATGCTGCTAACTACCGCTACGCGATGCGTATCCACGCCGAGGACGGCATCACAGCAGGCGGCGCCGACGACATCACCGCCCACATCGGCCAAATGATGAAGTGCTGCATCGTCGCCGGCTTCGTCACCATTCTCGACCCGCACCTGACCTGATGCACCACCCCAGGATCCGCCACCCAGGCCCGGACGACTTCTGGCGCAACTCAACTCCTGTCGAGCCATGGGAAGCCGAAGCGTTCGACGGCAACGCGGCCGCCGGCGTCAACGGCGACGACGGCGAGACCTTCTCCGCTGAGACGCAGATCGCAATCGGAGGCGCTGGCATCGTGGTCACGGCGCCATTCCGCGCGAGCGACGTGCGACGCATGACGCTGACTCCCGCCACGCCTCTCAGCATGGTCGTCAGGACACTGTCCAGGTTTGGTCACGTGGAGCGCGGCACACCAGAAGATCCAGACGACTGGCTGCTCCAAACTACGTCGAACTGGCGGCCGCATTGGCGGCAGTTGACGACGACGCAGATCAAGTTGTGGATCCCGATGTCTCTACCTCTTGGGTCTACGCTAACGGAGCTGCGCATGACCCTTAGCGGGGCTGCGGCGCACGCGGCGCTGCCGGCGTCGATGCCAAAGATCTCCATCGCCATCAACAACACCACGGACAGCATCACGCCGGCTATTGCGTCGACGACGACTGACTCGTCGGCGAGCACTGCGATCTATCAGGACTGGCACCACGTCACCCGGGCTGGCTCGCACGCTGTCACCGCAAACAGGCGATTCTGGGCACACATTGAAGGCGAAAGCGGAGTCAACTCGCTCAACTCGCTCCGCGTCGTGTCGGTGCGCGCGACGGTCGACATGAGCACGCACGACGAGTGGCTCCTGTGAGCATTACGGACCTCCTGGCCGGCGAAGGGCTCGCTGGCGCCGACGACCTCGTGCCGCCCGTAGAGGTGGCACTGCGACGCGCTGCGGGCATATTCTTCGACGGCTCGACGCGAGACTTCCCGCTCGACGATGACGGTCGCCATGTCGCGATCCATCCAGTCGACTCCGCCATGCAGATAGCGCTGATGGTCGGGCTCGGCACCGTTGGATCTGCGCCAGACGTCGGCAACGATCTGGTGGGCAACGAGTACCTCGAACCGCAACGACTCGGCGCGCGAGTGAGCGACTCTGTCCGACGTGCCACGGCCAGTCTCGTGGCCCGAGGCGATGTCACCATCGAAGCCATCGATCACGACACGTCACTTGGCGGCGGCCTCTTCGTGTCGGTCTCCTACTTCAACAACAGACTACCGGGTTCGCGCGACCAGCGTCGCCGCTCGGTCACCAACAGGTAGATCATGCCCGTCGACAAATTCGCCGGCAAGTTCGTCGCAAAGAGCCGGGACACGATCCGCAACGAGTGGCTGGTCGACTACAAGTTCCGCCTTCCCGAGGCAGACGTGTCGCAAGGCACGCAGCCGTGGATTGACGCGAGCGCGGCCGCCGACATGGCGATGCCGGTCTACTACGACGTCAAGCTCATCGGCTCAGTCGTCGACATTGACAACTCGGTGGGCGAGCAACTGGACGCCATCGGAGAAGCCGACGGCCTGCCGCGCTTGCCAGAGTCGACGGCACAGGGCTACGTCAGCGCGACGGCTTCGGTGGGCGGCGGCACGGTGCTCCAAGGCGCAGAGATCCAGTATCTGGCGACCCGCGCCAAATACCAGGCGCTCGTGACCAAGAGCCTGACCAGCACGGACCTTGTCTTTGCGATCGCATCGATTTCCACCGGCGCTGGAGTCAATCTGCCCATTGGCGCCGTGCTTCAATTCACCAACCCGCCAGTTGGGCTCGGCTCGACCGTTACCGTCGTCGGCGACGGCATCCAAGGCGGCGGCCCCAAGGAGGACGATGGTACCTATCTCGCTCGAATCAAGAGCGCGCGAGCCAATCCTGCTGCGGCGGCGAACTGGGCCCACTACGCGAAGGCTGTCGAAAGCGTCATCACGGTCAACGTCGAGAAGGCGTTCGTCTATCCAGCTGTCGCTGGTCCAGGCACCGTGGGTGTCGCTTTCACAGTCAAGCCGTCCACGCTTGGCGGCGCGCGCGACCCAAACGGCGCGCAGATTTCTGTTATCGAGGCGAAGGTCATGGACGACGACGGGATGCCCATCGACGACGGCGCGCTCTTCGGGTCCATCGCGTACCACGACGTCTCAGTGACGCTGCGCATCCAATGGGCAGGGTCGGCGCCTGGTTGGGTCGACTCCGCGCCATGGCCGCCAAGCGCCGCGGCCGTGGTAACCGTTAGCAACGCCGTAGCCATCACAGCTACGACGTTTCGAGTGACCCGAGTCGGCGCCGTCATCGCGCCAACAGTGGGCAAGACGATCGCGCTGTGGAACAAGACGACGATGTCGATGGTGGCCAAGCGCATCGTCGGAGTCGTCGCCTTTGGTGTATTTTCCTGGGACCTCACGCTTGACGCATCGTCGCCCACATCGGACGCCGTCTACGTGCCGGCCAACGGGCAGCGCGTGTCGCCGTGGGCCGACTCCGCAAACGAGATCTCGCCACTGGTGCTGGCCTACATGGCCAAGCAGGGCCCGGGCGAGCAGCGCATCTCGCTGAACGACCCCAACGGTCGCGAGCAACGCCACCCGATCTCGCCAATGTCGTGGCCTAGCGTCATCACCAACCGCATGCTCGACGAGATATTCGCGCTGGAAACCATCGTTTCAGACGTCGAGGTCTTGTTGCCGATCCTGCCATTCCCGACCACCATCGGGGCCACAGGAACGCTCTCCTACCTGCACAGGCTTTCCGACCTGTCGATGTTCTCGGGGGCATAATGGCCGCAGCAGCGCGTTTTACATTCGACCCGGTCATTGTGGAAAGCGTAGTTACGTCCGCGGCTGCGCGCCCGTCCGTGGAGGACGTTGGCGGCGCTAGATTCGCAGACGACGTCGACTATCCGCCTCCCAAGGATGGGACCAAGTACCCCTATGGCGACCTGCTGAATCAGCTGCAAACCCAGGTCGCAGCCATGGGCAGGATGATCCCGTCCGCTCGCATGACCATCTCCTTCTCTGCCGGTACGCCGTCCATCGCCAAGCTAACCGCCATGAGCGAGCTACTTGTCCCTGGTGACTTTGCGCTGACGGACAACGGCGCTGGCGACACGACGATCACATGGGCTGCGGGCAAACTGCCGCCAGTCGAGTGCGATCCGATGATCTCGATCCACAAGGGCGCGCTTAGCGGAGTGCTCGCGGCCGAGCTGTCAACGCCGACAGTGACAAGCGTGCGCATCAGGACTTTGGACGACGGTGTGGCGGCTGACATGCGCTTCACGATCGCCATCCACTGATGTCGCTCTCCGCATTCACCCCTTTGGGCATGTGGGGATGCTCGGGCGCCACATCGTACGCGGAGCGGATTTACAAGTCGGCGGTCACCAGCCTCAAGAAGGCCTACGACACCTCACCTGGCACCCGAGCAGACGCGTGGTGCTTTGCCAACGCGATGATGCTGGCAAGAACCAAGTACGCCGCCGAGCACGCCGCAGGGCAGGCGCTCCCTGCCACCATCGACGTCTTGTTGCCGCCTATCGAGCGTGCGTACGGCATCGCTCCAGGGCCAGCTGACAACGTGATCGATCGACGCGTCGCCTACGCAGTGCGAAGGCAGGTGCCGAAGGCGCCGTCTCGGTTCATGGTAGAGACGAATCTTCGCATGCTTCTAGGCGCCGACTTTCTCGCGACGATCCCTACAGCTGTCGCCAACGTCGTGCTGTTCCCGACGATGATTGCAGACCCGCCAATGCTGATGAGACTGCCGAGCATTGCCAGGAAGGTGCTCAAGCTACTGGAGCCAGTGTTTCCTGACACGTCTGGGCCAGTTCGCTACCAGTCGTTGCTCGACACTGGCGACGAAGCGTCAGGGCTACTAGCGGTCGGCGAATCTTTCGTGCTTGAGCCAGAGACGCTCGGCATCGCAGAGATTGTTACCGTCACTGGCATTGGTACGGACGCGGACGGCGTCCCTACGTTCACGGCTGTTTATTTCGAGACAGCTCACTCCGAGGGAGCCATTGGCGCCGTGCAGCCGTACGCGGCTCAGGCTTCTTCGAAGCGGCACACGCTCGTCGTGCTCAGCCAAGCGGCCGCAGCCAACGCGTCAGCCGTGCGCAAGGTAAACGAGTTCATGGCTCGATGCATGCGCGCAACGGCAACGTGGAGCATCGTTGGCGGCGTCGCCGGCGCTACTGGGGTCTTCACCATCGAGTCGTCGCCGCTCGGAGCGCAGACGATCGGGACGGTTAGCTACTAGCCATGGCCCACAACAACAGAGTGCGGGCGCCTGGCGCCTGGACGGGCACCTTGCTCTGGAACGAGTTGGGCGCGCTCGACAACCTGCAAAGCCAGGCTCTTTCGAAGCGCGGTGGAGCTTGGGCGCCGTCTTCGTCGATCGAGATCGGTGGCGCGCAAGGCCTCGAGATCACAGGGCCGAGCCACTTCGACCAAGTCATGGGCGTGCAGCTAGCAAGCGCTCAGCGCGTGAACTACGGCAGTTATTCTGTGGAGCGCGAGCACTCCGTCATCGCCAGCGCCGGGTATGGCTTCGCAGTCCGAGATATCGATCTCGGGTTGCTCAATCCGGTATTCACTGGCCGAGAGCAGCCCGCCCTCGTGCAGACGATCGCTGATGTGGCCCCGACGTCGACGCCTCGCAGATGGGTGCCACTGCCGTTGCCTGTCGGGTGTGTAATCACCAAGCTCGCGATCACTCTGTCGGCGAGTCGCGCGCATGCTTTCGACGACGCGCTCCCGCAGACGATGCCGCAGCTGACGCTGCGTCGAGGCAGTGGCGACAACGGAACTGCTACTGCCGGCACGGCCTCTGTCGACCCCAGTGCCACGATGCTCGCGTATCGAGCCATGCACGACGTCGTGGTGACGACGTTCACGTCGCCGACGTTCGACGGGACCCAGCTTTGGTGGGCCGTCATCGAAGGTGAATACGGCATCGGTGCTATGCCGGACCTGTACATCTCATCCGTCCGAACGACCGTCACGCAGACGGCGCACGACGAGTTCCAGACTTAGGGGTTCGAATGGCAGATCCTGTTGTTTCGCTGACAGTTTCCGTAGGCGGCGGCGCGCCGCTGCAAGGCGGTGTCGCGTGCGCCGTTGGTTCCGTGATCCAGCTGTCCGCCACGAACAAGGCAGGATGGGGCAACGCGGCGGGACTCGAGCCCACGCGATGGGAGCTTCGAGTCGCCCACGACTACGCAACGCCATCCGGCTGGACCAGTAACGGCGACGGTTCGTTCTACGTCCTCGGGAACGACGACCCGCCCACCTTCACGGTATCCCCATGGGGCAAGTACGCGCCGCGCGTCGTGGTCGCCGGCAAGTTCGTTGACGAGAGCACGATGCTATCGGCGCTTTCTCCAACTGGAGTGAGTTCAATCGGCATCCGCGAGGGCGCGCAGTTCGGTGGCGCCAACAGGCGATGGCTTCGCTCGTTTGACAGCAGCGTCCGCGTTCTTGCTGACGCAGCGGCCGGCGTTATCCCCGCCAACATCACGAATAACGTCAGCATCACGGGCCCGGGTGACCTGACCTTCCTGTCGGTCTCCGACCTCTACATGGAGAGCGCGGGGCGCACGACGCTATTTGCAGACTCGGACTTGAGGTTAGGCGTCACCACGGCGGGCTCGGTCAACATCGGAACGAGCGACGGCGACGGCGAAATCGCCGCGGCAATCAATATCGGTGGTGGGACCGGTCCAACTGCCAATATCGGTTTGCGTGCGACTAATGTCAACATCGGCGTTCCGAGTGCGATTCTGACAGCAGGCACGGAGGTCACGCTTGGCACGCTCGCCCAATGCGTCGCCATCGTCGAGCTGACCGCGGCGTCGTCCACGGCGACCCTGAACAGGTACCACCGCGTCGGCTCAGCCGTGACGACGATCACTCTGCCCGCGGCTGTATTTGGCGCCGAGGCGCAATTCTTCCGGCCTACAGCGAGCGGCACGGCTGCCATTGCAGCGGCTGGCGGCGACTCGCTGGCCCTGGCGGTTAGCCTGACGAACGGGCTGCAATCCTGCCTGCTTCGCTGCACGACCGCGGGGGTGTGGGACGTGTGGCTTCCGGGCGCGGGCGGAGGCGGGTCGAGTATCACCACCGGCACCACGACCGTCGACACTGCCGGGAATACCGTCGCAATCACCACACCCGGCGCGATCAACGCGGCGGCCGACAACTCAATTGGTTTCATCGCCCAAACGACGTTGAATTGCGAGGGCCTTGCCGGCGCAATTATCACGAGCAACACCGGTCTGACGCGCCTTCGCGCGGATGGTAATGACAAGGAAGTAGCGCTAGGCGCGGACGGAATTGACATTATTGCGAACGGCGCGCGAGCTAGGATCGACGCCAGCGGTGTCAATGGCAGGCTCCGCTGTTACGACGTAGATGACAACCTCGCATTCACTTCGCTATGGGATAACGCCGCTTGCAGCGATGTCTACGTGGGGACGTACGCATGCACCGCGACGAGCACGGTGGTCACGGCAAACACGAAGCTGACTCTTGGTTCTACGACCGAGATCGAGCTGAACGGCGGCCTCGTCGATATCAATGGCACCGGGGCCATGACGATCGATTGCAATTTCGGCATCGACATACGCGCCGGCAACACCTCCGGCGCGCAGATCGGGTTAGCTCATCTCCGCCTGGTCGCGGATGCCAACGGCACAAATTGCGTCCTTCTCTACGACGCGAATGCAGGGTTGGCGTTCTTATCTGACCCTGGGGGAGGCTGCAAGCTCAACGTCCCGCCCGCCGCATCGCTGGCACTGCAACATAATAGTGCAGACCGCGTCAGGGTCACGGCCACGTTGGTCGAGCTGCTGAGCGATACCGTAAACATCGGGTCGCCAATCGCCCAAATCATGCGTCACCCTCCGACGGTTACGCCACCCGATGCAACCATTCTCGCGGTGTTTATCCTTACGGTGCCTGCCAATTCGTCAGGTCGCTTCGTTGGCTCGATGGCAGCCAGCAACGGGTTTGCGAATGACAAGCAATTCGAGGTTGCATTTGATTGGACGGCCGATGCGACCACGGTCAATAGCCGCAACTTGACAAGGGTGGAAAGCCCTCCGAAAGGTACGATTGCCGTGATTGACACGGATATTACCCGCTCGGACGCGGGGCTAGTGATAACGATTTCGGTGGGCAATGGTGGCGGAATCAAGTGCGGTCTCCGCGGAATTGCAAGGGTGAGCCTGTGAATTACTATTACATCGAACGCGAGCGGGCGGATGCGGTAGCACCTGACGGCACGGGGCTACTGCCGCCGGGCGTGAGCGCGTACGAATACGCCTTTCGGCCGCGCATCGTGGACGGCCTTCCGGCCGCGGAGCTTTGGTTGCCGCATGCTGCGGCTGTACTTAGGGCAGGCGAGGAAGGGCTGGCGTTCTCGCCCGAAGATGCCACCGATTGGGCGACGATGTTCGGTTGCGGGACCACGCTTTTTGCCCTGCTCCCGCCCGAGGAAGCGCCTCCGCCGAAGGGCGCGCGCGCGCGCGTCGAAGAGCACGCCGCATCGAATAGCCGGGAATGGCGCGAGCGCTTCGGCCTCGCGACCGAGGCTGACCGAGCCGAGGCTGCTACCGCCGATGCAGCGGTCGCCGTCGCCGCTGAGCCCGAGGCGCGCGTCTGATGGCGCCCACTGGCAACGGCACTTTGCACAAGCTCTCCGACTTCGTGGACCGCCGCGACGTAGGGCCTGACGCCAAGCTCGGGCGCATCGCGCACGACGTGGACGCCCTCTCCGCGCTGGCCCTGGCGCATGCCTCGGCCACGTCGGCCACGGCTGACGCTGTCGCGGCCGTAGCGGTCGCCGTCGCCGACCACACCGAGCGGCTGGAGCGAATCGAAGCCGGCGTGATCGAGGCGCTGGCGCTGGCCACGCGCGCGGAGTCGGGCGCCCGGGAGGCGATGGCCTCAGACCTCGACCTGTCGGAGACGGTGGAGCGGGAGCGGGTCGCGCGCGAGCTCGAGGCCGCGCTGGTCCGAGAGATGCTCGCCCCCATCGTGGCCGAGGTCGGGCGCCGCGCGGGCAACGCCGGCGCCACAAAGACAGCCGGCGCGCTCAGCCTCGCCGCGGTCGTGGCTGGCCTCGCCGCCAAGCCTTCCGAGACGCTGTCCCTGCTGCGGGAGATCGGCCCGACAGGCGCCGGCATCGCCGTTGTCCTGCTGCTCGGTGTCTTGGCCTTCGGCCGATTCCGGAGGTCCTGATGGGCGCGCTCCACGAGGCCGGGCACGCCGTCGTCGCTCACGCGCTGGGGGCGCGCGTCGAGCGCGTGTCGTCGCAAGAGTGCGAGGTCCGACATTGGCGCGGCTGCGACAGCCTACCCGTCAGCCACCTCGCTGGGCCTATGGCAGACGGCCATCACGAGGACGCCGCGGCGCACGCGCACACGGTGACCGAGCGCTTCCAGGCAGACCCGGCGCAGATGGTCCACTGGACCGAGCGCGCCAGCCGGCTCGTGGCCGCCCTCGGCCCGGAGATCTGCGCGGTCGCAGAGGCTATCGAGCGATGCGGGAGCCTCGACCGGGCGGGCTTCCTACTGGCACTGCGCACACCGAGGAGCATCTGATGTACGACGCAATTCTTGCCTGGCTCGAAGCTCACCCCGAACTCGCGGGCGTGTTCGCGGTCGCCGTGGTGTGGCCGGCGCTCTCGGGGCTTGCGAGCTTCGCCGACGGCTGGCTGGCCAAGCGCTACCCCGTGGCCCTTGCGGTCGGCCGGGCGCTCGGCTTCGACCTGAAGCGCCTCCTGGCGATCTTGTTCTCACGGGCACTCGAGTCGCGCAAGCTCCCCGTCCCGCCCGAGGTGGTCGAGCTGCGCTTCCAGCGAGTCGACAAGGCAATCGCGCGCGAGTCGTCCAAGCACTATCCGCCTCCTCCGCCGGCCGCGGGACGAAAGGCCAAGCCTTGAGCGACAAGCAAGTCAGGTGCGAAGGCTGCCGCGAGGCAGTGCGACCGCATGCCGGCCAGTCTATCGGCTCGCTGCTGCGCGACCTCGCAAAGCATGGTTGGAAGGTCGAACGTGGCGAGCGGCCGGTGGTCAGGTGCCCGGCCTGTGCGGCACTTGGTGCTAGGAGAGCGGCATGATGTTCCGAATCGTACTGGCGGTGCTGGCTCTATCAGGCTGCGGCTCCACGGCTCCCGCGAAGGAGGCCGTGTACGTGACGCACGGCGTGGGCATCGCCGGCGCCGAGGTGCTGCGTGACGTGTGCGTCGAGCCGATGGATAAGGCGACGACGCAGGCGGCTATCGACGCCGTCAACGCGCGCGGCTGCCGCAACGCCGTGCGCGTCTACAACGGCTTGCGACGCTCGCGCCAGACCATCATGGCGATCATCGAAGCCACCGACGCGGCGCAGTGCGTGGGCGTCTCCAAGGCTTCGCGCGACTGCGATCTGGTAGGGGCCTACGTCGAGCTGAGCAAGGCCGCCGCCGAGTGGGCCACCGCGCTGCAAGAGATCCAGGGTGCCAAATGAGCAAGTCGGTCGAATGGGATCAGATCCTCCTCCAGGCTGGCAGCATCGCAGCGACGCTCGTCCCGGGCGTGCCGGGGCTCGTCATCGGCATCGCCACGGGCATCGCGCGCGCGCTGGTCGCTGGGGGCTGTAGCGTCTCGTCGTGCCCGGCTGACGTCAAACTGAAGCCTGCCGACCTGCCCGACATCGCGCGCGAGTTTCGCGACGCGGAGCAGAACGCCAAGGACCGCGTCCGAGCCAGCAAGCGGTGAGGTTCATCGACGAGCACACCGTCGCGCTGCTTGTCGTCGGCCTGCTCGTCGTCTGCTGGATGTGGCGCGCCGAGCGGCAGTCGAGACGACGGCAGTGACGTACACCCGCGCAGAGCTACTCGACGCCGCTCAGCAGTCGCCGTCCACGCTGTGGGTCCTGACGCTGCTCCTGCTGCGCATCGATCGTGGTCGCCAGAGCGCGACGGCCAACGCCAAGTCCGACTCCGACGAGGTTCTGAAGCGATGATCCTGCGCGCCATTCTCACCGACCTTCGGGACATGTTTCCCGAGACCGCCTCCGCCGTCGCAAACGTCATCGACAGCGCGGCTGTCCGCGTGCAGCAACGGGCCAGCGACGTGATCGAAGTCGTAGAGGAGATCATGGACCAGCCTCGCGACGTCGAGGATGTGGTCGACGCGTCGAGCATCAACTGATGGTCGCGTCTGGCTACGCATTCGGCATGATCCCCGGGCTGTCCGGGCTCGTACCAAGCGACGATGACGACGACGCGCCGCCGGCGCTATCGAACGAGAACCCGTGCGCCGGCTGCGGCGTGTTCGTGGCCATTCCAAAGACAGAGCACTTCGTCACGCGATGCGGCCCGCAGTGTTTGCCGGCGCCGCCGCATGGCGTGCTCAAGACGACGCACGGGTCGTTCAAGGACCGTCATCTATGACACTCGGACCCATCGACGTCTTCCGCACCCCGGTCGCGCACGCCATCGTTCACACCTCCGGGTGGGTCCGCGTGGGCGATGTCGAGGTCACGGCGATCCCTCTGATCGACGGGCGAGGATTCGTCGGGCAGCCGTGGATCACGTTCGCGCGGCTGTCGAGCGACCAACTCGAAGTCGTGGCGCTGCGCGAAGGCGCGCGACTGCCGACCATGACGACACTCAAGGCGTGCTGGGCTGTCGGTCTGCGCCTGCAACCGGTGCAGCTCGTGCACACCCTGGCGGACACGAAGCTGATGATGGGCAAGGGATTCTGCGACGTGCATGACCGCCGCGTGTGGAGCCAACTCGGCGCCGCTGGTTGGGAGGGCGGCAAGGTCGTCGCGAACATCGGCAAGCAGTGGACACAACCTGGTGTTCGCTGCAAGGAATGGACGAAGCCGCGCACTCCGGGCAAGGGCCGCAACGGTGGCTGGTTTAACGATAAAGGCGTACCTGTGCAGCCTGGTGGACCCGGGTCGGAGCGTCACGACAGCCGCCAATACGTCGACTACAGCCAGACCGGCGTACTCGAGCGCGACCCGGTGACCACGTGACAGGCGTATACCGCGCTCCGATGCGCACGCCTTGCTCGATGAACGCGGCCTTCAACGCGTTTCGTCGCGCCGACCCGAGACTGTCGCCCGAGGCCCTGCTGGTAGCCGTCAGCCAGGTCGACATCGAGACGACTTCGGGTCAGTCAGTGCGCAACTTCTCGATCGCCGGGGCCAAGACGCGCCCGAGTGGCGACTACGATTGGACCTTCTACGGCACGCGCGAGATGGAGAGCTGGAAGCGCGTCAACTACCCGGCGCCCCCGCTCGACAGGCAGCCGCTCATCACCGCGGCGAACGCCACGCGAGCCGAGTTGCAGACTTGCTTTCGCGCCTTCGCGTCGCTTGACGATGCTGCTGCGGAGCACCTGGATCTGATCCGTCGCCGCTTTGCCGACGCCTATCCTCACCTCGTCGCCGGCCGCTCGTACGAGTACGGCCTGGCGCTAGGCGACAGCGTGGGTCACCTGTACTACTCGGCAGACCCGAGCGCCTACGCCCGCGGCCTGTCGCTGCGCTTCGAGGCGTTCCGCAAGGCGATGCCGCGATGGTCGGCGGGCGCATGAGCAGCCTAGGACAACGCTCGCTCGACGTGGCGCGCGACCACCTGATGCGCCGCGTCCGCGAAGTACCTGGCCGCGGCATCGATCCGCAGGTCTCGGCGTATCTGGTATCCTGCCGTCGCGGAGGCACGGCCGGCGCAGGCATCCTCGATCTGACCGGCGTCGCGCTCGGCTTGCGCGATGACGACACGGCATGGTGCGCGGCCTTCGCGTCGCACTGCATGGCGGTGTCGATGCTGTGCGCGGACACCGACGACGTCGAGCGCGCGCCGCACGGCTTCCGCGCTGCCGTCCACGAGATCGTCAGCGACTCCAAGGCCCGCGGCTTCTGGCGCGGCCCGACCGACCGACCCGAGCTAGGGTGGCTTGCCATCTGGACGCGCGGCGCTGGTGACCCTTTGCGTGGCGGCACGGGGCATGTCGGTCGCGTGTCGTGGATTGGCGGGTCGACCTACGCGACCATCGACGGCAACGTCAACAACTCGGTCGTCGAGGTCATGCACTCGATGGCCGACCTTGAGCTGCGCGGATGGGTCGAGGTGTAGAGATGACCAGCAAGCCGCCGCTACGCGATGACGAGAAGACGCCGGTCACGCGCAAGACCTCGGCGTCGTTCGACGTCGCCGAGCGCAACCGCATCGAGGCCCTGTTGCTGGCGTCGCTGTTCCAGTCGGCGGGCGAGTCGGACCTAGCCGAGGACGCGCGCGGGATGGCGCTTCGCTTCGAGCGGTGGGTCGCGCCGACCTTGGTGGGCCGTGAGATCCAGCCGCAGATACTCGACTTCGACGACCGGTCTCGCGACCTGTCGCGCTTCTCCAAGCTATGCGCCGAGGCTGCGCGAATCCGCCGCGAAGGCAGAGCCTGACTCGACACACCAAGAGGACACAATGCCCAAGAGCACCGCAGCCCGTAACGACTTCCTCCTCCTCACCTTCAACGGCACCACCCTCAGCTGGAACGCGATCGCCAACCTGTTCGTGGCACTGCACACGGCAGACCCGGGCATCGGTGGGTCGCAGACCACCAGCGAGGCCACGTACACCAGTTATGCTAGGGTCGCAGTGCTTCGGTCGGTGGCCGGGTGGAACGTGGTCGTCAACGCCGCAAGCAACGCGGCGCTGGTCCAGCTGCCGCAGTGTACTGGCGGGTCGAACGTCATCACTCACGTCACCCTTGGTACGCTCATCAGCGGCACCGGGCAGATCATCTACTCGGGGTCGCTGACCGCGCCGCTCACCGTGTCGAACTTGATCCAGCCGCAGTTCGCGATCTCGGCACTCTCTGCCTCTGAGACGTGATCGATGTTCACCTGCTCCAAATGCGGCGGCCCCGTTTCAGTCGATGGCGACGTGGTGTCTCGCGCGTGCGATTGCGGTGACGTTGCGGTGCTGGCAAGCATCTCTGGACACGCTCGCGGCCGGGGCTCGTGCAACGCGGACACGGGCCCCGCGATGCACTCGTGCTCCGGGTGCGGGCTCGGCGTGATCCTCTACGCCGGGCGCATCTTTCGCGCGTGCAGCTGCACAGCTGACGTCACCATGGCAACGGAGGCTGGCTGATGCCTGGCTTCCGCAACATCAAGGCGTACGTCGATGCGCTGAACAACGGGCAGACGTCCACGAGCTCGCTCCGCAAGGTGCCGTCCAACGCGTCCACGGCTGGCCAGTGGGTCGACCTGAGCGGCGCGGCTGGAAACCCGAGGCCGAACTACTTCGCGACGAGCCCGATCACGGCCGCGGTGCTCGACCAGTACGACGGCATCTACCACGGCGGCAATCGTGCGCCGTTCACGACGCACCTCGCTGAGATCATGCTGGTCACGCCGACGGCTGCGCTCGTGGGTCGGTACAAGCTGCTGGACTACGTTCTGTACTACCCCTTCGTCGATCTCGACGACGCGGACCCGCAGACGATGACCAACGCTGTCACTCTGCCGCGTTACGCGGACGGCGTCGGCGTGCTGCCGATGCTGGTCGCCGCTCAGCCTACGGTCGGAGGCGGCTCGTTCTCGTTCAACTACGTCAACCAGGACGGCGTGACGAAGACCGCTCCAACGCAGTCGTGCGGCCCGGTATCGACGACGATCGGATCCATCGTCACGAGCCAGCCAGGAACGCAGGGCGCGGGCCCATTCCTCGCGCTGGCCAGCGGCGACAGTGGAGTGCGTTCGATCGTGTCGTGGACCAACGTCGTGCCGAACGGCGGGCTAGGAACTCTCGTGCTCGTGCAGCCCATCGCGGACCATGCCGTACTCGAGGTGAACACGCCCGCCGAGCGCTCGTGCGTCACGGCTATCGCGGGAGCGCCGAGAATCTTCGACGGCGCCTATCTGCACATGATCGTGAACTGCGCCGGAAGCGTTGCCGCTGGCACGTTGACGGGTCGCCTAGACTTCGCCTGGAACTGAGGACGCAATGGGATTCACCTCGCAAGACGACCTGATCAACGAGATCACGGTCAACGGTAAGTTTCGTCGCGTCGACATGTTCAAGTCCACGACGCCCGCGTATACGGCTGGCAGCTGGCACATGCTCACGGGGCTACTCGGGTTTCCGAACCAGGGCCTCTTCCCTGGCACTGACCTCGTCTGGCAGAACTGCGCCGAGACGAGCGGAGACGGCTCCGTCGTCATCGGTCCGCAGCACGCGGGAGTTGTCGGGCCCGCCGACACCAAGCACATCCTCAACGTCGGCGCATCGATCATCGCCGCCGCGGGCGGACCGTGGCAGGCGAAGCTTGTCGACTTGCAGGGCTACTACCGGCTTTCGACGACGAACGTTACCGGCGTCACGTCGAGGGTGCTGATCAACAGCAACGCCGTGACGGCTTCGTCGTCCGGCGGCCTGCTGCTGACGAGCACCAACGACTTCTCGACACTGACCAAGGTCAGGTTCACCACGACGGTCACGCTACCAACTGGCCTCGCGCTTGCGACGGACTACTGGCTTGTCGCCGTGACGGCGACGACGAGCAACGTCGCCACCAGCCTCGCGAATGCCATCGCCGGGACGGTCATCGCGTTCACCAACGCCGGTACCGGAACGCACGCGATGATGATCCAGATGCCAAGGTATGACAACGGCCTCGGGTGCGAGGCGTTCTTCGTCTCACGGACGCAGCCCACTGCCGGCGGTCCCAACCTGTCGGCGAGCGCGTACGACTCGCCGACAGACACGGCCGGCGATGGTACGCGCGTCTTCCAGGGCTCGCCGACCATGGCGGCGACGGCGGACGCGTACGCGACTCGTATCCTCCACAGCGGCAACGCCGCAGGTCGCTACGGCGCCTTCCTGCCGCGACAGGCGGCCGACACGGGCATCGCTCGGATCAACTCCTTCACCTGGTCCGGCGGCACCGCTTACGGTGGCCTTGGTGCCGTGGCGCTGTGCATCGCGCGGCCGCTGCTCGACATCGCGATCTCTGCGACTGGCGTGTGGTCAGAGCGCGATCTGGTCAACCAACTCCCGAGCATGCCTCAAGTGCAGGACGGCGCGTGCTTGCAATGGCTGCTCTTCGGCACCGGCGTGACCACGATCAACTCCCCGTTCACCTCGGCGCTCGACTTCGGCTGGGGCTGATGGCCCTCGTCGGCAACGGCGTGCGTCTGAGCACCAACCCGATGCGGCAGATGGGCGCAGCGAACTCGCTCGTCATCAACCGCGCGGCGTGGAACAAGCCTGGGGCGTCGCGCAACCTGTGGGCCGGGGAGGCGACGGTCGTGGCCGGCGTGAGCATCGCCAACCGCGACAGCATCCCGAGCGGCTACAGGCACCCCGGCGCGTGGGTCATGTCGCCCAAGGCTGGCGGGATCTCCTGTCGTGGCGAGGTCGACGGCAACGGCAACATCGTCGCGGCCAATCTCGCAGGCGGTCTCTACGGCGCGGCTGGGATCACGGGAGCGGGCGACCTTGTGGCGAGCGTGACAGCGAAGGCTGCGCTTGCGGCGGCCCTGCTCGGCGCTGGCGACCTCACGGCAGCGGCCACCGCCATCGCGTCGGCGGCTGCGGCGCTGTCAGGCTCCACCGACATCGCGGCGCCCATCGTCGGGATCGGGGTCGTAGCCTCGGCCATGGTCGGGGCGGGCAACATCACTGGCGCGATGGGGCTCGTGGTGTTCGCTGTGGCGGCTCTCTCGGGAGCGGGCGACCTCACCGGCGCGATGGGGCTCGTCGTGCAGGCGCAAGCCGCCCTCGCTGGGTCTGGGGACCTGTCCGCCAGCGTCGTGGGAGCTCTCGTCCTGTCGGCCTCGCTATCGGGCTCCGGCGACCTTGCTGGGGCCCTTGGCGCGCTCGCGTCGGCGGTTGCCATCCTCACGGGCAGCACGACGCTGACGGGCTCGGCCAGGGCCATCGGGTCGCTCTCCGCGGCAATCACCGGAGAGGGCGAGTTGCTGACGACGAGCAACGTCGCCGCGTCGGTCTGGAACGCGCTCGCCGCGTCGTTCGCCGCCGCCGGCACGATGGGCGGGGCGCTCAACACGGCAGGCTCGGGCGGCCTGTCCCCGACGCAGTCGACGATGCTGCTCGAGATGTATCGCATCCTCGGCCTTGATCCGACGCTGCCGCTGGTGGTCACCAACACAACGCGGCGCGTACCGGCCGACGGGTCGGAGATCGATCAGACCGTCGTCGACGCGGCGGGCACCATCACCGTGACGAGGATCCCGTGATCGACCCGCGCGCGCTAGCTGTCCAAGGGATAGGCTTCGGCCGGCGGCTGCTCGCCATGCTCGGCATCGGCACGGTAGCCACGCCAGCACCTGCGTTCGTCGTAGGCTGCGCGCACTCGATGATCGTCGAGCGGCACACGGCGACGATGAGCATGAGGGCCTGCGGATGACCATCGGCGGCAGTCCTATCGCCGGGTCGCCCATCGCGTCGCTGGACGAAGAACCTGGCTACGTCGTTGGCTGCGCGCACGCGGCGTTCGTGAAGCACTACGTCGCCGCCATGTCTCTGCTTGGCCGCCAGGTGGCCAGCCTCGATCTTCAAGAGGTCGACTCATGCTACATTGCCCTTTCTAGCCGACACGTTGCCACCATGACTCTGGAGATTTGCGGATGAGCATCCTTGGCAGTTCGGTACGGGCGAGCGTGGAGTTTCGCGTTGTCGGAGTAGCAACGGACCCGACCACGATCGCCTTCAGGTTCAGGCAGCCCAACGGCACGGAGACATCGTATCTTTACGGCGTCGACGCAGAGATCGTGCGCACTAGCGCGGGCGACTACTACGTCGACGTGGCGTACGTCGCGGCCGGCAACTGGCGCTTTCGCTGGGTTGGCACAGGTGCAGTCGTGGCAGCGGTCGAAGCAAGCGCCAACGTCAGCGGGTCAGGATTTGCAACGCCATGAAGTACGCCGACAACGTCCAGGAATCGTGCGCCACGCTAGGCACGGGCTCGCTCTCCCTCTCCGGCGCCGTCGTTGGGTCGAGGTCGTTCGCTGCGGCCGTGACAGACGGCGACCTGGCCAGCGGCGACGAGGTGGCCTACCGCATCAAGGCTGCCAACAACGCGTGGGAGGTCGGCCGAGGTCTCTTCACCGCGCCATCCACCCTCTCGCGTGCCGAGGTCTACTCGAGCAGCAACGCGGGCGCGCTCGTTGACCTTGCGTCGACGTCTCGCGTGTTCATCGTGCAGGCCGCCGTGCGGATCGTGGACTCGGCGACCGTCGCGGACATCGACGCGCCGAGCCTCGCTGCGCAGAATCAGGCGGTGTGGTACGTATCTGGTGCCGGCGACCCATTGGCGGACGGCACGACCGAGGCTCGCGTAACCACGCCGACCAGCATGCTCGCTCGCACTGGCGGGGTCGCCCGCGTGGCTGTCACGATCAACATAATAGGCGACGTGCCAGATGCGATGACTTGGAAAACTAGCGCGACGACCCTTTCCGCCTCGCTTCTATTCCGGGGTCGCAAGACGACAATTCTCGCAGATCGGGTAGTGACGGCTATTCAGCCGTGGGCAGTGGGCACGTTCGGAGAAATGACAGTGGCGGGAGTAGACGCCTCACACGTCGGCAAGCTGTGCATTCTCACGAGCGGCACCTTCGCAGGCCACATCTTCTTGATCGTTGAGCACCTTGGGGCCGGCCGCATCGTGTTCTCTCCGGCTGCATCTACGATCGACGTCTACGTAGCAGAGTGGGGGAACCCTGCGAACGGCGACACGTTCACGATCTATGACGTGCCGCGCATCGGCGCCAGCGGCTACCAGTCTCTCGAAGGAAACGGGCAAACGTGGGCAGATGTCAGGTTTGGCAACCCGGGGGGGTCGCACGGGGTGCGCACACTCATGACCTACGGCGGGTTCTCTGGTTGCATTATACACGGGCTTGACATCGTCGTTGGATCGTCGCCTGTGCTGTTCGCTTGCCATCTTAGCCGGCTACGTGTCACGGAGGGCAAGGTTGACCTTTACGGCTGTCTTCTAACCGATATCCCTCAAGTACTATGGGGACAGTTGGGATTGTCGGACACGTTCGTTTCAGGGACGGGGATTCTGGTTGGGACTACCGGCTACGGGGGGAATCGCGCGGACTTGGTATTCAATCCAACGTGTACGCTGGGGTTGCCTATCAAGGGATCGAGCGTAGCGATCGACGTCCAGCAACTCGGCACCGTCGACGTCGTCCTCGGGCGTGTTTGGGGGGACCCTGCGAATATCGGGGTGCGGCTCGACGCCGGCGCTCGATTCGTCTACTCAGTCGCGCTACCCCCAGCCGTCGGCACCCCGGCCACAGGGGCCTTCCTGATCGGGCCTGACGTGAGAACATCGGCGGAGATCGCTATCTCCGGGTCGCATACGGCAGCCAACGGGGCTGCTGTACTGGCGTCTTGACGGCGGCTGCGCATCGTCCACAGCTTACGTCATGCCCAGCGCATCCAACCGCATCCGCCGCAGCAAGCCGACCCGCCCGCTCGGCGACCAGTCGGCGCTAACGATCCGTCTGCGAGGCGGTGACTTGCAGGTCGTCGAGCTCGGCGCGCTGGCCAGGCTGGCGGCGGCACTCGGCGTCGACGCCGCTCGCCGCGACGTCGAGACCGACGGCGAGTATCGGCACCGGTTGCGGCGCGGCGTCGAGCGGCGCGAAGCGGAGATGGCCCGGGGCGTGGCGTAGGCGTGGCGCGGAGCTACCACGACGCCTACCGGCGGCGCTGCTGGGACTGCGGGCGAGACCGCTGCGACTGGTGATCGGGCCCGCTGGCTGACCTGCGACCCACCGAGGCGCGCATCGTGCTCGGCGCTGCGTGCGACGCGCGCGCGGAGTCGGCCGAGTGCGACGAGCCCGACGTGAGCGGGTGGCTCCCTACGCTGGCGGCCGCGCTGCCATAGCCTTGAGCCGGCGCTCCACGGCTACCCTCTTCCAGCCCCTCATCGCAGGTAGAGATGCCTCCAGGTCAGCCGGCGTCGCCTCGCGGACCCAAGCTAGAAAGCCGATGTCGGCTTTCCTGCGCCGCTCCACCGTAGCGGCGGACGGGTTGTCACCGTCTGCAAACCCTTCGGGGCGGCTCCGACTGCCGCCCCATCCGTAAGATTGCAAGGGCCACCTCCTAGAGCATGGGGCCTAGTTAGTAGAGCATTCGGGCGGAGGTCTAGGCAAGGGGCTTGGGAAGGGGGTTGCACCAAAAAGGGACATACTCGGACACATACATTTGTGGATCGACAGCAGGTTTTTGGACTTCGCTCTTTTTGCACTTTCCCCCTGAAGGGCGATCGTGGTCTCTCCTAGGGTCTTGCATATGGGCGGGGCGGGGTCCGTTATCCCATCCTTCGGTACCACAGTGGGGGCACTTCCAACGGGCCATCATTTGCCGCGCGGACGGGGCACCTTGACCGGCTTGGATGCGTCCGCGGCCGCGAGGATGAGCCGCTCGATGAGCGACGAGAGCGACCTGCCATCGGTCGCGGCAAGGCGCTTGCCGGTCGCGTGGACGTCGGGCGCCAGGACGATGGTCACCCGTGGCTTGGTCCGCGCGTGCTCCGTAGTGGTGGCGCGGTTCACTGCGACACCAGCAGGACAGAGGCGAACCGATGCGCGACGGCCATGCCGGCGAGGTGCCATGAGCTGGTGCATTCGCCGCGCCCGTCGAACCCGGCGATGAACTGGTCGACCTGTTTCGGCGTCAGCCCAAGTGCGTGGGCCGCGGCGACTCGGACATCGTCGGCATCCAAGGATGAGCTATCTCGCACGACCTCTCGCGCCGCTGCGGGGTCGGCGTCCTGGATGACCAGGGCGACGGCGCATCCGCACGACAGCGGGGCGCCGTCGTCGCCGAGCAGTCCCCAGCGATCCCACACGAGCCTCGACCCTGCGGCGATCTGCCGCTCGATTGCGACGATCGCCAGATCGCGGAACGCCACGGGCGTCACTGCGACACCTCGGCCAGCGGGCGGCTCGCGGTCGATGTCGCCAGGTGCGCCGGCTGACGGCTGCTGGCGAGATCTGCGATCTCGCCCTGGTCGCCTTCGGCATCGATGAGAGCGACGATCTGCGCCGCGGCGAGAGCCTGCCGTTTCCAGTTTTCAGTGGGATCCATCTACTCGCTCCAAGTCTCGCCCGCGTCGTCGGGCGAAAAGTCAGAAGGTTGGGGGCCGAAGTACTTGCGCCTGTTCTCTTGCTCCCGCTCGACGCGTGCATCCCCGTGGCGCTCGCATCGGACGAAAGCGCCCGACCCGTACCCCGGCCATCTGGCCTGCACGGCGCCCCGGCATCCATCGGGCCCGTCGATGCATTCGAGGCTCATGAGCGCCCCTCGAACGCCAGCAACCGCAGCGGCTCCCATGCTCTCGCCCCGTCGAGTGCGTCGCCCAAGGTCTCGACGTCATCCCACGAAACGAGCGCGTGAAGCTCGAGATCTCCGCAGCCGTAGAGCTTGCGAGCCACGACGTTCCCCGTGACGAGTTGCCCACGCTGGACGTCTCCGTCGGCAATGTCGCGCGAGACGCGCGCGCCCGACACCAGGGCGTCGAGTCGGTCCGTCTCGCAGTAGATACCCCCGAGGTCGTCGGCGAACCGGACGAGGGCCATGGGGCGCTCGCGTTTGTGCTCGCCCGGGTTCCCGCACGGCAGGAGCACGGGCCCGGTGTCGACGCGCCCGACCAGTCCAGAGTGAGGCGACCAGCCAACGGTCGGACCGCGGTAGCGGACCGCCGAGAAGGGAGGGAGCCGCTCCGACGCAGACGCGAGCCATATCTCCGCGGCCGACAGGTGCGCGGTCGTGAGAGGCTCGATGTCCTCGGCGCTCAGGCCCATGTCGGTCGCCCAGTCGTGGCGCTCGGCGACGGGGGCGGTCACAGCGACCCCGCGACGGTGCAGAGGTGGCCCCGGGCCTTGACGACGACGACGACCCAGACCCCGTCGTCGAAGACCTCGCCGACCTCGAGATCTTCGGCCGGTTCGAGATTCCAACCGTCCACGACGTGGATGTCATCGGCAGATGCCTCGGTCGAGATCACCAGGTAGGTGCCCTCGCTCGCGTCTGCGCAGCACAGGTACTCTGCCGCGCACGGGGGGGAATCGTCCCCGAAATACCCGACGCCTTCGCTCGCATCAGCGCTCTCCGCGCTGCACCGGTAGACGTAGCCGCGCTGGACCTGTGCGTGCTCGTCGCCGTGCACGAGGGTGGCAATCGGCACCGCCTCAGCTCGCAGGTCCACGGTCTCCGTGGCGGGGTCTGGGCTCGAGATGGCGGCAGTCGCGGTCTTCATGGGGGTCAGTCCTTCTTCGGGGGTCGGGCTCAGCGCCCGCGTCTACCAGCCTCCGATGAGGCGGGCGGACACGGAAGGCGAGGCCTCAGGCTGCCGCGCGGCGCTTCCACATGGCTTCGATGACCAGTGGTCGCATCCGCTCTCGCTCCTCATGCTCAGAGCGCGGAAGGTCTACGAGAGCCGCGCGGATAGAAGCGAGCACGGGCCCGGGGATGGGCCCCTTCGGCCCGTCCGTGACGGACGCCGTCGGCTCCGTATTGGTCTCCCCGTCTCGGGACACGATCGCCCACTCCCCACCCGCGCGCCTGGTGCCGGCGGCGCAGAAGACCTCGAACGTACCGCGGTGCACGCGGGCGCCGTAGTCGCCAAGCTCGGTGATCGTGTGGGTCGTCGTCGTCTTCATGAGGTCGGGGTCCTTTGGGGTCCGGGTCCGTGTCTCTCGGTGGCAAGAGGAGTATGCACCCGGTACGTGCCCCATGCAAGAACTGTTTGTTACCCCCCCCCCTCGAATAAGCCGATCTCGCGCCTCCGCAAGCGCATCCTGTACCACCTCGCTTGCCGACACCTGGCGGCGCGCCGCCTCTGCGCGTACCCACTCGACCACGTCGGTGGTGAGCGTGTAGCGGTACGACCCGCGCGAACGCGAGCGCTGCGACGTGTCGTCTGCGACCTTGCCGCTCACGACGCCACCCCCGCTGCTAGCTTGATCCAGTGCATGTGCAGGCGGGCGAGATACCGCGTGCGCCAGCTGTCCTGAAGCATGCCGTCGCTCCACACCTCCCACTGCTCGGCTGCGACCATGCTCTCGCGGCGAGAGATGAAGCGCTGCCAGTCCGCCGAGTGCTGCTCGCGCTCGCCGCTCATGACTTGCACCGGCCCTTCGCCTCGGCAGGGCTGACGGCAGGCGGAGCCGTCGCGGTCCGCTCCTGCGCCCAGGCGTCGCCGCGGAGGTCCTCGTGATTGCCGTCGTGTCCAGACGCTCGGGCGCACGGCCCGCTCACGTCGTCGGCGTCGGCGTAGAACGCGCCGCACTTCTTGGCGCTCACGAGATGCTCGCGATCGCGCGCATGACCTTCTCAGCGGCGGCCTTCGCCTCTGCATCCACCACCGCGACGTCCTCCTCGGTGCTGTAGTAGCTGCTGCCGCCGCGGCTCCCCCATGTCTCCCCCTGGTTCCTCGACGCGAGCAGCGCAGCTCGGACCAGCGCCTCCAGCTGGGCGCTCACGGCGCCGATGCGGTACACCTCCGCGAGTAGGTGCCCGCGGTCCTCGTACACTTCGCAGTGGGGCCAATCCGACTCGTAGCCGTAGTTCTCGGCGTGTCGCGCCAGCGCCTCCTCGACCGTCCACACGTACGGCGTCCCCTGGGCCATCATGGCGCGCACGCGCTCCGACGCGTCGTCCGCGGCGCTCACGACGCCGCCTGGGCCGGGTAGACGCGCTCGATGTCGCGCCATTCTGGCTGCGCGTCGCCGTCAAGCTGGATGCGGACGCGGCCGGCAGTCGGGCCCGCTCCGACCTCGAGAAGCACCCCGAGGTGGGGAGCGCCGCCCTCGCAGCTCCGCTCGGGGTAGTCTGTGCCCCAGATGCCCGGAGCGTTCTGACAGTCATCGTACTCGGGGCACCACCCGGCGCCCTCGTGCCTGGGGCACAGGTGCAAGTAGACGTCGACCTCGATGCGGTCGCCGGCGGTCACGACGACACCTCGGACGAGAGCAACCCCGCCAGCGGCGCGCGCGCCAGGGCACGGTCGCAGCCGGAGTTGTCGGCCAGGTAGTCGGCCAGGCTCCGCATGGCGGAGCGGATGCCGCTGTGCCGCGTGCGTCCGATGAACTCGACGACGTGACGCTCTGCCCTCTGCCGGTCGCCACGGCGACCCACCAGCACGGGGCACGACGAGTGCTGCTCCCGCGTCAGCGAGACGCGCCCCAGCCCGTCAGCATCCAGGGTGACGACCCTGCCCGTGTGGTGCTTGAAGGCAATCCTCGCCGTCCTCGCGGCGAGGTCGAGGTCTGCCTGCTGGCACTTCCAGCCGAGGCGCTGGAGGGCTGCCGTGAGGGCCTCGACGCGCCTGTCCGCGATCGCGTCGACCGAGGCGACGAGCGCCGCGCTCACGACGCCACCTCGACCGAGCGCGCGCCGGTCAGGTGGACGCGCCACTCGTCGCCGTCGAGCGTCACGCCCCAGTACTCCGTGACGGTGTCGCTGGCGTCGACGCCGTCGTCGCACTCGATGTCGAGTGCGGCTGCGAGTTCCGTCGACCAGGTAGCGGACGCGATCTCCGTGTGCGAGATGGATCGGGCGATGAGGGCTGCGGCAGTCGAGATGGTCATGGGGTCGGTGGTCCTTGGTTGGGTCCGTGTCTGTCGGGCTCGGCGCCCGCGTCTACCAGACTCCGAGGAGGCAGGCAGACACGGAAGGCGAGGCCTCAGGCCGCCACATCCGAGCGCAGGGTGACGCTCAGCACATCGCCGGCCCAAGTTCCAAGCATGGTTTGGGCCAGGTCGCGCCGCGAGAAGGCGTAAGACGGTCGCGTGCTGGCACCACGAAGGACCGCCACGTAGACCTCGCGACCAGCGTCGACTTGCCGAGTCGAGTGCGCCTCACCATTGACCCAACAGATCGGGACGATCGACGATACCCAGTCTTCTGCGGTGTGCGTGGCGACGGCGGTCACGTCGCCACCGCGGCTTCCGCGCGGACGATATGGCGCCGGAAGATTTCCGCGCTGTAGACCTTCACTACGGCGCAAGCGGCTTCGTACCAGACGTCCGCTTCGGGCCCTGAGTCGGGCCCCACCAGTGCGAGGGTCGCAGCCCTGCCGTGCACCGCGTCGGCGTGCAGCGCCCGGATGTGCATGTCGGAGATTTTTGCGAGTGCGATCATTGCGTTCATGGGTCGGGGTCCTTCGTGGTCCGTGTCAGGTGGCAAGAGGAGTATGCACCGGGCGCGTACCCAGTGCAAGAACTATCGCAGATCTTTCTACATGCCCTCGCTGTAGGAGTAGGAGACGCCTGCGGCACCGAGTGCGTGGGTCAGGCGGCGCGCCTGAATGAGGTCGAGCTCCACCGTGCGGGCGCCGTCCTCTTCTTCGCTCTCGGGCCACCACACCGCGCTCGTCAGCGCCGCCGCCTCGATGATCCGGCGGACCATCGGCTCGGCGGCCGCGTCGACAGCGACGCGCTCCCGCTCCTCCGGCATCGCCTCGGCGGCCGCCACGGCAGCCGCGAGTGCAGCGGCATCGCTCATCGCGGCCTTCTTGACCGGCGCCGCGATCGGCGCGGGCCTCGGCTGCAAGAACACCATGCGCAGGGGAGTGCGAATCGCGGTCTCCGCATCGAGCAGCGTGTGATAGGCGTAGATGTCGCCCCTGCCGAGCGCCCACTGAGCCTCCTGGGCGCAGCGCTTAGCCGTCATCCGGATCATCGATCCGATACTGGCGACGCGGCGCGCATGCGCCACGAGTGCGAGGGTGTTGGCGGCGGCGGCGGTCTTCGATGTGGTCATGGGTCGGGGTCCTTGTTAGGTCCGTGTCAGGTCGGGCTCAGCGCCCGCGTCCGCCAGCCTCGTGGAGGCAGGCAGACACGGAGGGTCGAGGCTCAGGTCGTGGAGTCGAGACCTGCGGCCACCATGCTGGCTAGCACGTCAGCCGCGAGCGAGCGGTCGAACGGCTCCCCCTTGTTCGGCCCGGAGAACCAGGACCTGAGGCGCTTCTCCGGTCCTTCGTACGACGTCCAGGTGACGCCGTGCAGCGTTTCAATCCTGCGGATCTTTGCCCGGTTTTTGGGGCGGCAAAGATCGCGCGTCTCAGTCGCGCCACGTAGACCAAAAGTGTACTCGCTCACGACGCCACCTCGATCACCCTAATGGATCGCAGGTACGCGATCGCGCCCTTTGCTCCGACCTTGCCTGCCCCCATCGGGTTGGGCGCCATCGGGCCGCCTAGCGCGGCCTCGCACACGGCCACAAACGTGGCGTCTGTCGACGAGACGCGAGCGGCCTCGATGTCGGCGCGTTGTGAGATGGTTACCTTGGTCTTCATGGTCGGGGTCCTTTCGGGGGGTCCGTGTCTCGGTGGCAAGAGGAGTATGCACCCGGCACGTACCCCGTGCAAGGTGTTTCGACGATCTTTCCTCGACTCGCCCGCAAGGCCTCGGAAAGGCTAGGTAAACGACCGCTCAGATGGGATCCACTGGAGCAGGCGGCGAAACAGGGTCGGGTAGTAGTGGCGGAGCCAGGCTGTCCCTCCGTGCCGCGAGCTCGCGCCTGGTATCCACCACGACTTGCGCAGTCGCCATGGCTCGCGCGCGTGCATGAACGCGATGCATCGGTAGACGTGCAGTGGATCGATGTCGCGCGAGAGAAGGTACGCGAACACGTCGAGTCCGCTCCAGTAGGTGAGCGGCGCGATCGTCCACTGCCCAGACTTGCGCCGGTAGCACGCCCCGTGCGTCGCGGCGTTCATCCGTCGGCCGTGGCTCTCCTCCTGCCGGAGCCCTAGCAAGATGCCGTCGTACGACGTCGTAGCGGCCTCGACTAGCGCATAGAAGCACGCCTTGCTAAGCCCGGCCGCGCGCGAGTGGATGTCGTCGCCAGCGTCAAGCTCGTGCGCGTGCGCATCCATCCAAGCCACCGGCGACTGCCCTGGCGTGACGATACGAAGCTTGCAGCCCCAGGCTTCCGCAAGCGCCGTCACGTACTCGACCTCGCCTGGGTAGTCGAGGTCGTCCTTCTCGCTGATCACGTCGACGCCGGCGCCCATGTCGACGCAAACCAAGTGCGTCATCGCGGTGGAGTCCTTGCCTCCGCTCCACATCAGCGCCGCACGCGGAGCCTTCTCGAGCCCGTCGGCGACGATGCGCCGAGCCTTGTCAACAGCGCGCAGGTGTCGCTGCGACCGAGCGTGGACCAGCGCAGCCCTGCGCCAGATGTCCCACGCCCGGACGTCGTCCGCGGATAGTCGCGGCTCACGGGCTGACGACGTCATCGTCGACCATCTCCCATGCTCGCGAGTAGTCGGCCTTGGCGAACAGCGCGGCCACGCCAGTCACCTGCTTGTACCGATGGATGGTCTCCAGATCGATTCCAAGATGGGTCGAGATCTCGTCTTCGGACATGCCCTGCTCGATGAGCGCGCGAATCACCTCGGCGTCGAGGTCCACCTGGTGGACGCCCCGCGCCTTGTTGAATTGCACCGTGGCCGCCATGCGCTGCCGCGGCCCGTGGTCGAGCACCACGATCGGCACGTAGTCGAGCCCGAGCCACTCGCCGCTCGCGACGAGACTTCGGTGGAAGCCGTCGACGATGATGAACTTTTCCTGCTCGGCGTCCCATATCGTGACGATGGGGAAGCAAAACCCGTTATCGAGGATGCTCTGCCGAAGCAGCTTCATCTTCTCCTCTGGTACGTGGTTCGGGTTGTACCCATTGGCCACCACCATCGCCGGGCTCACCAGCCACGTCGACATGCATGGCACAGGGACGCGCTTCCCGGATGCGGCCGTGACGTACTCCACGGACCGCGATGCCACTGCGGCGAGTCCCTGTTCTGCGGTGTCGATTCTCAGCACGGACGCTTCTCGTCGTTTCGTCACAGGACCTCCTCGTAGTAGCGGATCGTCTCGTCTCGCGGGTCTGGCTTGTTGTCGACGGGAAGGTTGTTCTCGTAGTCGTTCAGGATGAGCTGCCGGCATTGCTGCCGGGCCACGTGTTCGTTGTCGAGCTGCTTCGCGAAGCGCCGCTCGAAGATGGGCCGCCGCGCCTGGTCCGAGTGCGTAGCAAACAGAAAGTCGCGGTAGGTTCGCCACGATCGGAAGTTCTTCGGCAGCTTCCGACAGGCGAACATCTTGGCGCTCTTGCCGGTCTCTTGGGCCATGGAGATGCCCTTGATCCGTCGACTGAGCCGCTCGAACGTCTTGGGCTCGAACTCTGGCAAGTCGCAGATCGACTTGAAGGCGCGCTCGTGAATAAGCGACGACACGCGCATCTGGTTGAGCGCGTAGCCCTTGCGAAACTGCCAGTCGTACACCTTGGAGTAGCGGATCTTCTCGTCGTGGATGTACCGCCACACGTCGTGGTGGTTCCAGTCAAAGACCGGGTAGAGAACGGAATTGTCGCGCTTCTTGGTGCCCCAGAAGACCGACTTGCCGGCGACGTCGATCGGGTTCTTCACGACGGCGCGCCACCGGTTGGGCGACTCGCCAGCCGCGCGCAGCCCAACGAGAAACGCGGCTCCGTGGTGGGTCCGCTCGAAGTTGGCGATGGCGTCGTAGAAGCCGAATCCCTTAGCCGCGCACGCTACGGTCTCGGTGGCGATGTCCCAAGGCTTCGCCTTGACCGCGTCGGCCCGCTTCGGGCGCATCCACACCTTGTGTTCGCCCGGCGCCCAGCAGTCGAGCTGACCGGCCTCCACGGACGTCGCGTTGGTCAGGCGGAAAGGCACCTGGAGCCACATGCGCTTGGTGTTCTCCGGGTAGAGCGACATCAGGTAGTCGACTTGCTCGACGCTCTCCTGGTACATGACCTCCTCGTCCAGGAAGAACATCCCGACGCGCCGCCCTCGGCGATGCGCCTCTACGAGAGCGAGGTGAGCGAGGACGGTGGAGTCCTTCCCGCCGCTGATCGAAACGATGATCTCCTGGAAGGAGTCGAACACGAACGCCATGCGTCTACGCGCGGCCTCAAGAACGGTCTCACCCGAGTATCGCTGAGTAGGCATCGCTGACCCTCCGTGCCCAAGCGGTGAAGCGGTCGAAGTACCAGCGATCAACTCGAAGATCGGAGACGAGCGCGCGAACGACGCTCTGCCCGGTGACGGCGAGAAAGTCAGAGAAGTCGATCACGTTGTGACAGAACTCGAAGACGTCCCGCGGCTCTGTCGTGGCGACGTCGCGATATGTCTCGAGCCCGCGAATGCCAAGGCGGGCGTTGCGGCCGACGTAGAGCTGGTCGGCGGCGGCCACTGCCATCTTCGACTTGCCAGCCATCAGGTGCAGGTTGCGAGGGATCGTGTGCGGGTCCTTGAGGCCGATGCCGTCAAGCAGTCGGCGCTTCTCGCGCCCGTAGGCGACGCGCGTAGCCTCGTCGGTCTCGACGTCCACGGCACTTAGCGTGACGTCGCGCCGCTCCACCGCGATGTCGATGTCCGCGAGCATCGCGCGGTCGAATGGCTCGCGCTTCCACCTACTGCGCGTGTCGAAGTCGACCAGCGTCATGAGATCGTCGAGAGAGTCGATGATCGGGAACCGCTGGAAGATGACCTGGTGCGGCGTCTGGTTGAGGAAGTGACGGATGCAGTTGTACGTCAGGTCGTGCCTGCTCTGCGTTCGCAGGCACTCGTTGACGACGACTAGGGTCGACGAGTCGGTCTCTTGCACGAGGCGGTAGAAGTGCTTGTACTGTATGACCTCGGCCCATTCGATGTGCTCGACCAGGGCCCCGCAGTCGGGTAGCTCAAGGCGGAACCTGGCTGGCGAGATCGCTACCACCTTGCGTGCGCCCGTGCTGGCGATGGTCGACGCAACCGTTGTAAGCTTGGAAGGTGCGTCGCAGCCGACGCGGATCATCGCGTCTTGCCCGCCACGTAGCGCTCGCACCACGACTGGGTCACGGCGAGTCGCTTCGGGTTTAGCTCGTTGCCAGCGAAGCGCATCCCGAGGCGCATCGCGGTGCGGCCGGTCATGCCCTTGCCGCAACACGGATCGAGCACGAGAGCGCCGACTGTTGCGACCGAGCGCAGCACGTGAGCCGTCATCGCCACCCCGCTCATGCCAGACGGATTGGCAGTGGTGCCTGGTCCCGAGTACCACAGGACGTTGGGCAACTTCGGATTGCTGTAGAAGCATCGCCAGCGCTGAGACTCTGGCAGGCCTAGCGCCTCAAATATCGCTGCCATCTCGTCGACCCATCGCTCGCCCATCTCCACGAACACGTGGGCGCCGGGCTTCGCGTGAGCGACAACGGCAGCGCAAAACGTGCCAATGAAGTCGACCCATGAGACTCGCTCGCGCTCTCCGTTGTGGGTCCGCCAGTAGGTCAGGTTCCCCTGTCCCCATGGCGGGTCCGAGTAGACGATGTCGGCCTTCTCGCCGCGCATGAGCAAGTCGATCGGGGAGCCGTTCTGTATGTCGCCGACTTGCACTCGGTAACTGGTGCTATGACTCACGAGTCGGATCCTTGGAAGAGGGTCTGGCCATGGCGGCGGGTGTATCAGCACCGCGCCGCCGCTTCAGTCGATCAGGACTGTACGCGCTAGGATACCGCTAGCGCAAGCGATCTTGAGACGTCGGCCACTCCTTCCATTGCCGGTAAACGAAGAGCCGCCTGTAGCACTTGCGCGAGCACGTCTCGCGCCAGCGGTAGCCTGCGATCGGACTCTGGCACACGCGACACGGGCCCTGACGGGCAGCGATGCGGGCGCGGTTGGCGGCGACGACTCGATCGGTGGTTTTCTCGACCCATGCGACCTCGGCGCAGCGAGCGGAGCAGTAGAGCTGTCGGCCACGGGCGACAGCTGACCCGCAGTGGCACATCACGTTCACGACGGCGTCAGCTAGCATCGCGTGACCCTCACCCTGCCAAGGCCGTAGGCGGTCCGTCCGCCGAGCCCCATGATCTCGGCCGCGCGCAGCAGCCACTCGCCGACCCCGTTCGTACGCAGGTCGACCGTTCCGACCCATCCGGCTATTCCTTTGATCTTGCGCCCGAGGTTCACCACCGCAGGTGACGTGCTCGAGTCGACGTGTTCCATTCGGAGCAACTCGACGTATGGGAGCCCGAGGCGCTCGCAAAATTGCACACCAACCGCATTCGCGATCTGGTCGGTGTGGCCGCTCCGATAGGTCAGCGTGACCTTGCCGCTCGGCCTCGTTTCGTCGGTCACGCGATGCCGGATCAGCACCGGCGTGAGCGCTTCGACTCTGACCCTGCGCGGCCCGAGTCCATGGACCACTGGCGCCCGGATGCGTTGCAGTGGCCCTACGCTCAGAGTCGCCCGCCGGTCGCCTACCATGGTCTGAAACCGTCCGTGCGCGATGACCGCCGCGGCCTCTTCGGTGTGTAGAATCAGCCTCACCCTCCGGAGACCGTCGACGTCGAGCGCAAACGGAGAGAACCGCCGGCCGTGGTCGACTCCGCTGTCCCCGAGCACAGCGGACACTGCGCCATGCACCTGGGTCAGCGTTGCCGACTGCGACATGCGCAGCTCACATGCCCCGCCAGGCATCCACGAGTCGAACGCGGGAGGCGGAGCGAACCACGGATCCGACGCGAAGGACGGCAGCTCACGGAGGTCGAAGGCACCCGTCACGCTGCCGCCGCCTCTCTGCGGGGCACAGGCGTCAGGCACTCCGCCCTGCTCCGCTGATGCCAGTACGGCGCCCGCGTCGTCGCCTCGCGGATCTCGTATGTCGTCGGGTCGAACCGTTGCAGGTCCCACTCGCCGCCGTCCGAGACCAGCGGAAGCGTGCGCTGCGGCGCGTCGCGGTAGACCAAAGACCGGTCGTCCGGGTCATCGTCGATCTGCCACCCGAGCACGACGCCGAGCCCACCTGCGCGAGAGGCGGACAGCGAGGAGACGTCCTTGAGCAGCGTCGCCAGGCGAGCCCGATCTCCGCGCACGAAGAAGTCGACCCACGGCGTCGTCACCGTCGCCTTGGGGATGTTCGTCGACTTGTACGGACCGCCCGAGATCAGCACCTTGCCGACAGCAAGCGCCTCGACTCGCGCTCGCCGGCGGATGAATCGCACCGTCTCGATGGCGCATGGCGGAGCCAAGGCGACCGAGGCGCACGCGATCCGCCTCCCGCCTATCTCCACGTCGACGATCGGGATCGGGATGTCGACGGCGATGTCCCGCGGCGCATCGGCGAAGACGTCGCTAGGCACGCTGCCAGACTCGAGCGCGACTACCGCGTACTGAAGAGCGCCCTCAAGTCGCAGCCCATCGTACGCGTCCCAGATGACCGGAGAAGCCATCCACGCCCGCAAGCGCAGCGGCTCCGCGTGGGCGCAGCCCCATCGCTCGCCGGCGCGTTGGAGCCACCCCAGGTTGTGCCGGAGCCAGGACATCAGAACAGCCCGCCTTGCAGCGAGGCGGACTCTGTGACGATCGAATCCGTGACGACCTCGACCGCGCTCTTCTTGCTGCGCCTCCCGGTCGACGCGCCCGCCGCGACGACCTGTGTCCCGCCATTGCCGCCCATGAGCCAAGCCTTGATCTCGTCTGCCTTCTCCAGCAGGAATTGCCTGTAGACGTCTGGCGAAGGCAGTTCGACATCGAGCGATCGATACGGGTCGAACGCGATCCGCCCGTACCCTCTGGCCGTCTGCGCGCCGACGAAGGCGTCATCGCGAAAGTCCGCGAGCACGTCAGCGAGGCACGACAGAGTCAGCTCGGAAACACCAGCCATGCCGTGTACCTGAAGCGAGTGGACCATCTGCGACCCCGGCAGGATGCCCTCCGTGTTCCACAACATCTGGATGCCGTCGGCGGCGTCGAAGTCGCGGTGGGCGTGACGAGTCCCGAGCCGCAATTGCGTCAGGTCGTCAGCCGGCTTGAGCGCGGCGCGGAAGGTGTCGAGCGGCATCGAAGAGCCGTCTGGCAGCGTCGGAGACAGCATCGCGTGGAGTAGCCATGCGTTCTCGCGGCAGACAAGGTGTGCGTCGTGGACGCGCAGCACGCCCTCCATGATCTGCTGGTCGATGCATCCAGCGATGAGATCCCACGCCGGGGCGAGCGACCTGGCTGCGCGACGAGCCGTCACGTCTGCCTTGCCGCCATCTGCGCCTGCGTCGATCGCGCCGCCGGAGAAGAGCGCATGCGCTCGCGCCGGCGGCAGGTCGGTCGGCTTCATCCCGAGCAACATCAGCATCCGACCGAAGAGCCGGTCGCGAAGCTGCCCGCGGAACGCGTTGCCAGAGATGAACGGCACGAGATCGATCGCCCCAGTGTGCGGGTCCACGCGCTTCTCGCGGCGGAACGTGAGCACGTTGCCGCTCTTCTCGTCGGCGCCATGAAACATCGGCGAGAGCGTGGTCCAGCAGGCGCGGAACACGCGCGGCGAGATCATCCGCTCGGGGAGCGGCGCGGCCCAGTGCGCGCCGTCCGCACCCTCGTCATCGGGCAGTGGAAACAGATCTGCCTCGCCGTCGATCGGATCCATCGCGGCGAACGTGATGATCAGCGCCGGGTTCTCATGCACGACGAGCCGCAGCGCGGCGAAGTCAATCGTGCGCGCGAGGAAGTCCCATCGCACAGCGACGTGGTCCGGCGGCATGTTCGCCCGCGCTTCACTTGGCGTGCCATCGGCGATGAAACTCTTGTGAATCCAAGCGTACGGAGGCGCGTCGTACTCGGTACCTGACAGCTGGACCTCGAAGCGCGTCGCGAAGGCGCGGCACACCTCGAGCGTCGACCGCGACGAGAGCGCGATCGGCCACAGCGCCTCCTGCGCCTCCTTGGTGATACCTCGTCGACGGTCCTTCCCGAGAGACTCCCACTCGATGCGCTTCCAGAACGCGCGGAACAGGTAGCTAGCGCGGGCGCGGGCGATCTCGATATCCCGAACGGTGGTCATGTTGCACGGTCTTTCTTGGGTTGGATCACGAGATCAGGCATCGGCATCAGTGCGACGAACACGCGACTCCACCACGAAGCGGACGCGTGCCTAACGAATGGCGCTACGCGCGCGCTCCAAGTCGACAAGAGAGATATCGGCGCGCCCGCCGGAGGCTTGAGCGACACGAGAGATGCGCGGGCGTCCTGCGCGCCGACGCCGGCGCCGCGAAGGTCATCCAGCAGAGGCTCGGCAAACGACAGGAGCGAGCGCCACAGCGGGACGTCGACCATCACATCGAGGGCGTCGTCGACCTGAAGGTGGTAGCGCTCCGAGGACCCGGAGATGCGGCAGTAGAGCGCGGTGTGCTTGCTCTGGATCTTGATGAGCGGCCCGACGGTCTCGAGCTTCTTCGTGCCGTCCTTTTGGAGCTTCATCTTCTCGGACATGCCCGGCACGTGCCTCCGCTGCGTCCCGTCCTCGTTGGTCCACTGCCACACCACGCGCTGGCTGTTCGCCTCTCCGCCGTGGTCGATGCCATAGAGAGGGAACCCTGCAACGAACGGGGCCGGAGGCGGGGCGAGCAGCGCCGCGAGCGGGTCCGGGCGACCCATGACGGGCCACGTTTCCGTGGCGCCGGGTTTCGGATTCTCCCATCCTGGTAGCGGACGGACGGGCGTGAACCAGATCCCACCGCGCCCACGATCGTCGGGTAGGCGAGCGAAGAACAGCCCGCATCGAAGCGCGAGCGAGCGGCAGCACCAAAGGCACGCTGCGCAGATCGAGTCGCCGCCCACTGGCCATGCCCTGGAGTTGTTCTTCATCGTGGTGAAGTTGTCAGATATCGACTGGTCGAGGCGATACATGGCGACCGCGCCGCACGATGCGCAGCTGCTACCGGGCTGCGCCTTGGGCGGGATGTCGCCGCCCTCGGCGTCATGCGGGAGCGGTGAGCCAGCTGCCAGATGAAGGAACTGAGTGGCCTTCACGCCTCGCCAGTAGGCCTGGTCCGAGGCGTACCTCGGCGAGTACTGCTCGTGATCGTCGTAGTCCATCACTTCGCCTCCTTCGCTTCGGCCCGCCGAAAGCCGATGACCCAGACCATCGGGTCGGACTCCCACGGCGCGCGGTCGCCGTTGATCCGATCCCAGAGCTTGGCATAAGGGCGTCGCGCATCGACGTCCCAGTCCTGCCACTCCATGCCGTCGTCGTCGGTACCGGGCAAGCCGTCTCGGTCTGCGAGGCCCCACTTCCAGGTCCTTCCGCCGTCCTTGCTGAGCCTCGTGAGGCCCTCTGCGCGCGCGTCCTCCTCGGTGATTGCTTGCAGCTTCTCGACTCGCACCGACGTGACATCGAGGAGGATGCGCGATGCCCACCGCGGCATGAAGATCGACGGCTTCCATTGCTCGACCCGCTCGATCATGCCGGGCATGTCGCGTTCGTGCGCGCCATAGCGAGGCTTAAAGTCGGCGCGGTACCGCGCTTCGCGACTGGCCCATTCGCACCAGGTCTCGCGCACGTAGAGGCGGTCGCCAGCTGCGCCGTATGGGGCTGCGCGCGCCTTCACGAGCCGGCGCGTCTGGGTCTTCGACCCTGCCAACAAAGCTCGAACCATCGGTCCGCTGAACAAGATCGGCCTGGTTTTCATGGACTTTTCTCTTCTCCGCATCGGAGGCACAGGAGCCAGCCGGTGCTCGGGTCCTGCTCCCAGCGGTGGCTGGCGTGGCCGTCGTCGGCGCAGGCGCGCTGTCGCTCTGCCGCCTCCAGCTTCCGGATGCGGCCTTCCCAGCTCGCCGAGATCGGAGGCGGTCCTGCCGCTATCGCGTCGACATGTGCTCGCGGCTCCGCATGAGCGCCGAGCAGTTCGCCGCTCATCGCGCCGAAGGCCTCGGCTAGCGCGTAGGCGGCCGCCACTTCGGCGGCGGTCTCCCTGTCGGCGACCTCGTACGTGACCCAGAGCGCTCCGGCGCTCTGCACACGCGCCCGCACCGCTTCGAGCTTCGCCTGCGCCTCGTCGCGCTCGCGGCGCAACTCGTCGATGGTGGCATCGGCGAGCAGCACCTGCTCGGTACAGACGTCTGCCACATCGGACAGGCGCCGGCGCTCTTCTGCGGCGGCGGCGCGACCACCCTCGATGGTGGACTCGGCGAGCACGAGCTTGAGTAGCGCCGCGTCTCGCTCGGCGACGACGCCAGCTAACGCGACTGCCATGTCGGCGCGCGCCGCATCCTCGCCGCGCAGTGCTGCCTTGCGGCGGGTCGCGATGTCCCCGAGTTCGGCGACGACGGCGGCCAGCTTGCCGCGCAGATCTCTGACCTCGCACTCGCTCGACTGCGCCGAGTCGCGCTCGCTACGGGCCTCGTCGCGCTCGCGGCACATGGCCTTCAGCTGGTGTTGCCGCCCCTCGAGGATAGCCGCGTCGTCGCGGGCGCGCTCGGCGGCGCCCAGCTCCCAACCGTCGCGCTCGCGGCGCAGCTCGGCGATGGTGGCCTCGGCCTCGCCGCGTGATGCGCGGGCCTCGTCACGTTCGATGCGCAGCTTGAGGTGCCGCACGATTCCGCTCTCGATCGTCGACTCGCGCTGGCGGATGGCATGGTCGCGCTCGTCCTCGCGCATGCTCAGCATCGCGCCAAGCGCCACGTTCTCTCTGCGCAGGAGCGCGATGGCGCGCTCGTCGACGGTTAGTTCGTCAGTCATGGCACGAGGTCGCACTCGGCCACGTAGTCGACTGCGTCCGCGAGGGTCAGTCGCACCATCGCTCGCGCCGCATCGAGCTTCGCCAGCGCCTCGTCGCGCTCGACCTCGACGATCGCGAGTTGCCTACGCGCCTCGTCACGATCAGCGTCGGCCTTCTCTTTCGCTGCGCGCATCGACCGCAACACGCCTATGGCCTCTGCTACTACGTCAGGATCTACCGACCCTGCGCCTACCGCATGCACCACGGCATCGCGCTGCGCTCGCGCCTTAGCCAACTGCTGCCGCAGTTCGTTCGGCTCGTTGGCGTGTGTCGCCGGCTCAATCTCGAACACGAGTTCCACGTCGACGGACAACGGTAGGGCGCGAATGTCTTCGGTTGCAGTCACGAGTCGCCACCTTTCATCCCCAGTTCCTTGGCCCGCAGGTCCGGCGGGCACCACCCGGCCTCCAGCGCCTTCTTCTCCCATGCCTGTAACCCCTTCGGCTTCTGCGGGAACGTCCCCGACCAGCCGCAGCAGCCGCAGCAGGCGCACGAGCATGCGTTGGCAAACGACTCGCCGTGATCGGGGCCGCGATGGGGGCCGCTGTCGTAGTCGTCGCATTCGCAGACGAACCCTGGGCAGGTGCCGCGGCGGCGCTCGCAGTCTTTGCTGCAAACCTCCGTAGACGCGCCGCACTTGGGGCACTGAAACTCGATCTTGGCCTGGGTCATGATGCCTCAACGGCCCAAGCCCGGGGCCTTGCGGCTGCCGGGCGGGCTGGAACAGGTGGCGGAGAGTCAGAAGGGGATGTCGTCGTTGCCGCCGTAGCCGAAGTCGTCCGACTTTCCTTGCGAGCCGGTATGCTTCGCGCTGGCACCGTGGCCGCTCGTCCCGTAGCGGGATGCGCCGTTGTCGCCACCGCCGGTCGCCGCGCCATCTGCGCGAGTGCCGCCGCCGAGTAGAGCCACGTCGTCGGCCTTCAACTCGACGCTAACGCCCTTACCCTTGGCGCCCTCGTACTCCCGCACCGTGAGCCTGCCACTCACCGCGACGCTGGTGCCCTTGGTCAGGTACTGCACTAGCTTTGCGCCGCGCTCGCCGAAGATCGTGCATCGTACCCAGGTCGTGGGGCCGTCCCGCTTGTCTTGGTGCGGCACGCTGAACTCGCAGATCTGCGTCTGGCCCGCCATCTTCAGCTCTGCGTCCCTTGCAATCCGTCCCGCTACCGTTGCGCTGATCATGCCGCGTTCTCCTCTTCGTTGCTGTCGTAGCTGTCGCTCTGCTTGCTGTTGTTCTTGATGCTGTCGAAGCGCTCGAACGCGCTGGTCCTCACGTGACCAGCCGCCCGAAGCGCATCGAGCAGGTCGCGGAACCGCTTGATCGACTTACCACGGCCTGGATACCGGGCCGCGAGCGAGCGCTTGATGGCCTCTTTGCTTGTGCGGTACTCGACCGCCTCGAGTGCGCCGTGGTCGACCAACGTCTGCACGGCGCTGGCGTCGAGCGTGACTCGCTCTCGCTCTTGGACGGTCAGCCCGTACGATGTGCCGTCGCCCATGTCGACCGCGCCGCGGTGCCGGATGTACTCGTCAAGCGATGCCTTGAGCGCGTCCGCCCGCTCGTCGTAGAGCAGCAACGCGACGCGAGCCGCACGGGCCTTGTCGTCGCTGTCGACCGTGGTCATCGCGCCCGGGAACGCGCGCGCTACCTCCGCGTCGATTCGCTGGACTGCTACGAGAGTCGCCGGGCACACCGCGCGGATGGGGCACCACATCGTGGTGCAGTGCATGCCTGGCGTCGGCACAGGGTCAGCCATCTCGGCCAGCGCGCGCAGCGAGTCAGCCGTCTCCTCCAGGTCCCACGCGTAGAGCTCGCCGCGGTCGAGGTAGTAGTCGCCCGGCTCGACGTGGAGCAATGCGACCTCGACAGATGTGGCGCCGTAGATGGCCGCGAACCCAACGGCCAGCATGCGCAGTTGATCGGTCTCAAGCGCCGAGTGCGACCGTGCGCTGCGACCGGTCTTGATGTCGACGACGATGACCCGCCCCGGCTTCACCCCGACGATGTCCGCCGTCCCCGACATCTCGTGGGACTTCACGTCGGCGTACGCCCGATGACCGCCGCCCTTCTTGAGCGCGCGAGCGGAGCCGGTAGCTGGCCAGTACGCCATCGGCACTTCTGCCGCCAGGACCCAGCCTTCGGCGCGCAGCATCGCGATGGCCTCGGTAAGCGGGTCGCGGTAGGGCTCTACCTCGGGCGAGCACTCGATGACGCCATCGACGATCGCTTCCGTCATCGCCTGGACGATGCCCTCGACGATGCCCTCGACGACCGCCTCGACGATTGCCTCGCCGAGCGAATGCACCGCCACGCCGTGCTCTGCGGCGGGCGACGAAGGTTCCCACGGCATGCGTGGCGCGTGTCGTGAGAAGCTGTACGCGCACCGCATCGCGAGGCTGACCTTACTCGCGCTGGGGAGGCGGATGTTCATGATGGACGATGTCATGGCAATGCCTGCATGGTCCCGAGCACGAGAGACTCGATGGTCGCCACAGGAGCGAAGCGCGCCGCCACGGCGGCGCCGGCGAGGAACCACGGGTCATCAGACGGCTCGCCGAAGGCGGTCGGGTCGTCGAAACCGCCGACGAAAAGCTCGACCTGCTCTGGCGTCAGCCCGAGCGCCGTAGCCGCGGCGGCGAACCGCTGTTCTGGCGAGCTGCTGCTCAGTGCCACCACCAGCGCCGCAGCTGGGTCTGCTTCCTGAACGGCCAAGGTGATCGCGCACCCGCACGTCAGCGAGGCGCCGTCGACGTCGGTGACGCCCCAGTGATGCCAGACGAGCTGCACGCCTGCTGCGATCTGCCGCTCGATTGCCGCAATCGCCAAGTCACGAAACTGCTCGGGCGTCATGACGCACCCTTGAACCGCCAGGCAATGGCGACGCCTGCCGCGTACCATACGCCCATGTTTGGGTACGCGTCGTTATCAAACCCATCCATAAAACAATTCGCCTGGTCCCACGACAGGCCAATGGCATCCGCTGATAGCTGGATGACCGCGCAGTCCGACAACGTGCCGGCGACCATCGCGCGCGCCCGATCCGGATCCATGTCCTGCGCGACCAGCGTCAGCGCGCACCCGCACTCCACCGGGCAACCTGGGTCACCTGCGCGGCCCCACGCCATGTGAATGAGCCTCGACCCTGCCGCGATCTGCCGCTCGATTGCGGCGATGGCGACGTCCCGAAACGCCTCGGGCGTCATGGCTCGCTCAACTGAGCAGCGAACCGCTTGGCGACGACCGCGCCGGCTTTGCGCCACGCGTTGGCGTGAAGGCACGGGTCGTCGTCGGCTGAACCAAATGCTTCTTGGCCAAATGCCTCGAAGCCGATGATGAAAAGATCCACCTGACCTGGTGTCAGGCCGAGCGCGCCGGCTGCGACGACGGAGCTATCGCCTTCGGTTAGCACGAGCGATCGCGCTGCCGCTGGGTCGGTGTCCTGCACGGTCAGGGTGACCGCGCAGCCACATGACAGCACTGGTAGCGATGCGTCGTCGTTCAAGATGGTGCCCCAGTCTCGCCGGATGAGACCAATCCCCGCGGCGATCTGCCGCTCGATTGCCGCAATCGCCAAGTCACGAAACTGCTCGGGCGTCACGCCGCAGCCTCGCCGCGCAGTGCGGCCTTGCGGCGGGTCGCGACGTCCCCGAGCGTCTTGCCCTGGTCCTTGGTCATCAGGTGGCCCCGGAAGGCTTCGCGCGCCTCGTTCATCAGCGCGTCGACCTCCTCCTCGTGCTCGGCCTGCTCGATCTGCGTGCCGATCGCGATGAACATCGGCGTCGGCCCAGTCTCTGGCATGGTGGCCGGGTCATGGCGGCGCTCGATCTCTGCCACCGGCGCGGGGCGCTCAGCCGGCGGCCTGGCTCGCTCGACGGGCGCCGTGCCGTCTGACAGCCACGCACGCAGCACGTCGGCCACGTCCTTGCCAGGCTTCTTGAAGGTGCGCTCGGCCATCTCCGTGCAGCGCGTCTTGCTTACCACCAGGACGTTGTCGAGGTCGATGTCACAGACCACGTCGAACTCGTACTCGAGGCCGTCTCGCTGGACGGGAGCCAGCCCGATCTTGCGAATGGTCGTCTTGCCGCGCTCGTCCTTCTCTTGGACGTACTCGGTCTTTGCGCGCATCGTCACGACGATGTGCGCGCGGCAGGTAACGATCGCCTCCACGAGCTTGTTGTGCTCGGGCGTGACGTCGCGCCACGCGGTGAAGCTGTTCGGGGTGCGCTGCCGGCGCTGCGCGTTGTCGACCATCTCGAGTGCGCCGCCCTTGCCCATCCACGCGTGGGAAAGCGAGTCGATGACGATGACGTCGAACCCGGCCTCTTCGGCGGCGTGGATGGCATCCACGTACGACGCAGGCTCGAACGTCTCGAGCTCGAGCACGTCGAAGCCGAACTTGTCTGCGTACTTGGACGCCGAGCCGCGCTCCGTGTCGATGACGGCGACGCGCTCCCCGAGGTGCGTCGCAATCGCCAACGCGGAGTATGTCTTGCCCGCACCGCTCGGTCCGATGACGGCGAGGCGCAGCTTTGCCTGGGCCTTCGTGGCCCGCTTGAACGTGAATGCCATGATGTCAGTCTCCAGTGATTGGGTCCCTATCGCCCACGACGCGCGTCGTAGGCGATCAGCGCCCGTCACTCGTCGCCGTCGCTGTCCTCGACCGGCTCCCACACGGTCGCCTCGCCTGCGCGGCCCCACGTCATGTGAACGAGCCTCGACCCTGCTGCGATCTGCCGATCGATTGCCGCAATCGCCAGGTCGCAGAACGCCTCGGGCGTCCAAGCCGGCCCGCGCTTGCCGCGTAGCTTGCCGCCGAGCGTGATGGTCACCTGCCACTTGGCCATGAGCCTTCGCAGCGCCGCAGAGTCTTCGAGCGCACGACGCAGTACCTCGCCTCCGTCCGTGAGCGGCTCTCGTGCCGCTGTGATCGCGTTGCTCATGTTCCCGTCTCCTCGGACAAGGTTGCCCAAACCTCATCGGACTCGTGCATCGTCTCCGAGGCGACACCTCGGTAGTCCATGACTAGCCGGACGTGGCAACCATGCCACGTGATGCCGGTCACCCGGACGATGCGACAGTTTGCTCCGATCATTCTGCTGCCGACCATCAAGTCGCCGGCCAGCGTGGGGCCCCATCGCTGCGCGGCCGTCACGGCAGAGCCTCGATCGCGAGCAGCACCGCTGCGTAGGCATCGAGCGCAGCCGCATCGGCCCTGCGTACCTCGATGCCAGATGCCTCGGCGACCCACGCCGCGCCCTGCGCCCGAGACGCGGCACACGCGGCGCTGATGAGCGATTGCAGCCGGCCACGTTGCTCGGCGGTCACAAGCGCGCCGCCCTTCGCCGCGACCAACTGCGCCTCCCACTGCTCGACGCTGTCGGCCTGATCCAGGCGCAGTACGCCTACGTGAACTCCACTCATGATCGTCCCTCCTCGATCGCCCTAAGGTCGTCGTTGGCCTCGTTGAGCCTCGCGGCCATTTCGTCGAGGTCGACTTGCGCCAGGTCGCGCCGGCGCTTCAGCAGGCCGACGCAATAGGTCAGCTGGCGGACCGCGTACTGAAGGCCCCTGGCACGCTGCCGCTGGTCTTGTATGTGGTGGTGATTCATGTTCCCTCCTTGTCGCTCGCTGCCGCATCGAAGATCGCCACGCTGCGCAGCAGTCGCTCCTCAAGCGACACCACGCGTCCGCGTCCGCTTCTGGCATTCGCGAGCCAAGCCCTGGCGGTCGTCGCGTCGTCCAGCCCGCCAGCCTGCTCGATGACGGCCTCGAGTCCCTCGAGAATGCGCGCGACCTTGTCCGCATCGCAGATGCGGAATTGGACGTCTACGCCATCTGCGCCCGCGCAGATCGTGACGTTATCGATCTTGACCTTGGTCTCGGCGACGAACGCGTCGCGCGTTTCCTCGATGCTCCGCCCGATCGGCGCAGTCACGTCGACACCTGGAACGCGGGCTCTCCGGTTGCGATACGCTCGCACCGATCCGCTGCGCGCTGGTATCGGCGGGAGAGGCGCAGGAGTCGATAGGCTTCGAGCGTGTCCGAGCGACGGACGTCGCTCGCCGCCTTGCGCAGATCGACAGCCTCGCCATAGAAGCGCGAGTAGGACCGGTCCGCGCGATCCATGATGTCGGGGTCTTCGATGATGCGGCGCAGGCGAGCGACCTCGCGCCTCGCGTCGTTGAGATCGGCAGTCAGCCGATCGATGACGCCCAACGTGGCGCCTCCGCGGTAGCGGTAATCGTAGTCACTCACGCTGCAGCCTCGCTCTCTGCCGTCTTCGCGGCTCCGGTCTCGTCGGTCTGCGCCGACCACGCAGCCGCAATGGCGGCGTCGCGGAGGCGTAGCGCCAGCGCCGTCACCTCGTCCGTCATCAGGCCGCCGTAGCAGCCGCACCCCTTCGCGGCGCCATGGCACTCGTCGCATGTCGCGATCGCCTCGTCGTCGGTTGCGATCGCCCGCTCGAGCGCCCGGTGAGCCATGCCCCACGCAAGCGGGTGCTCGTCGTCGGCGAGTGCCACCTCGGCCTGTCGCCGGGCCTCGTAGCGCACGGCGGCCCCGATGGCGTGCCGCGTGGCGCGGTCGGGGTAGCCGCCGAGTAGCTCGCCGGCGAGTTCGTCCGCCATCATCATGTCGCCCATGTCGACGGCATGCAGCGCAGTCGCCGGGTCGGCGTTGACGAAGGCGACAGCCGCCTCAAGGATCTGCTCGCGGCGCCAGGCGCGGAGCGTCGTCGACAGTGTGCTCCAAGCGATGGCGAGGTCGGCGTCGGTGGTCATTGCGATGCTCCTGATGGGTGGGCGGCAGGTGGGTCGGTCGTCAGATGGCGGGGCTGCGGGATACCGCGGCAGCGCCACCGGCGCGGGAGGTGGCGTCCACGTGACCCCGCGCACGGTGGCCACGGCGTCGCGACGGGCGCTCACGAGGCTCAGGAGGCTCGGCGCGCCGCTTCTCGGCGCGCCGCTTCGAGGATGCGCGGTCGCGCCCAGGCGCTGACCGCCCCGGAGATGTCGAGGACGTAGTCCTCGGCGACGGCGTCCCAGACCCGGATCGTGTCGACGCCGATGTCGACGACGGCGCGTACGCCGAAGACTACGATCTCAATGTTGCGATCGACGTGAGCGGCGTCGACCCTCGCAAGCAGACGAGCCCGACGGAGGCGAATGGCGCGGATAGCGGCGGCCTGGGTGAAGGTGACGATCTTCGAGGTGGTCATGGGGTCGGTGTCCTTTGGGGGTCCGTGTCTCTCGGTGGCAAGAGGAGTATGCACCCGGTACGTGCCCAGTGCAAGAACTATTTGCAGGTGCCCCAAATAAGGCGGCTAGGCGGGGCGGCGGCTGCGGGGGTGGTGTTGTTGAGCACGAGGGGACAGTGCGTGCGACCGGCACACGTGTCAAGGGCGCACGCGTAATATCGACCGAGGCGCGCTCCTTTCGTGTTCGCGGAGCTAGAAAGCCACGAGCCGGCCGTACCCTGTTTCCATGCGCCACATCCATTCGCCCGCCCTCCCCATCGTCGCCTTTCTCCTCGTCGCTTGCATCAACAATGACCCGGCGGCGCCGTTTGCGTTCGGCCATGGTGGATCCGGATCTGGAGACGATGCGGCTGCGTCTGCCGGAGGCGATGGCGGACTGGGCGAGGGCGGAGGCGGCACGACCGCCGACTCCGTCTCATCGTCTGCATCCGGGCACGTCGTCGGGTCTGGCGGGAACGACGCCACGGCTTCGGTGTCCAGTTCGGCCTCAGCCCCCAGCGCGGCGGCTACTGCGTCAAGCGCGGCATCGTCGACGTCGGGCGGCATCGTCGCCGAGTGCGCGGCCGCTCAGGTGTGCGTCCTGTTTTCCGACTCCGCCAAGGCCGGTGCATCGCTGTGCGGCGACCCCGATCGGTACGCGTATTCCTGCCTCGACGCGCCGTACGTCGACTGCTTCGAGGGCGTCCAGGTCAACGGGAACGGCTGGCCTACGTGGTGCTGCGAGTCAGACTGCGCCCCGCTCAGCGGCAACACCTACCCGTCGTGCGACTGCTCCATTGAGACGCCGATGCAGTGCTACGACTACGAAGTCACGCCGGCGAACTGCCGCGACACCGCCGTCCCGAACGGGTTTTGTTGCGATCGATGACGTGCGCGCTTGACACGTGTGGCGCGAAGGCGCATCGTGATCGTCGATGGAACTCGCCGATCGAATCCGGGCGCTGCGCAAGCAGCTGAAGCTCACACAGGAGGAGCTGGGACTGCTGATCCAGTCCACGCGGGTGGACGTGGTGCACCTTGAAAGGGGGCGGCGCCGCCTGAGCGGGCACGATGCTCGGTTGCGGTTCGCGAAGGGCATCGGCATCCCGACGGCGCTGCTCGACTCATACATCGCCGGGGACCTGGCCGTCGACGCGGTCGCTTCGCTCGCTGAGCCTACGATCACGCAGGCAAAGGAACGATGGGCCGTCGCCAAGTCCGGGACCAATCCCAGCGAGGTCGCATGACCGCCGCCGGCAATGGCGGGGCGGAGATCGTTCGGGTCGACGGCTGGACCGTTGAGACCATCGACAGCGAGCGCCGCATTGGCGCCTTCCAGGTGGCGACTCGCGGCGGCATGCTTCGCGCGCGCGACGTCAAGCCGCTCATCGACCGCAACCGCGCGGAACTGGAGTCGCACGGCGCGATTAGCGTGCGCGAGACGGTATCGCGCACCGAAATCCCGGGGTCCACCAAGTTCCGCGAGGACATCATCGTGGAGCCCATGCTCAACGAGGGTCAGGCCTACAACCTCGTGGCACTGATGCGCACCGCGCAAGCGAGCGCCTTGCGCGTCTCGCTCATCAAGCTGTTCCTGTCGCTTCGCCGCGGCGAACTCGAAGCCGTCCGCGCCCAGCGACCCCAACTCGACGAGACCATCGTCTCGTCCGCGCGCATAGGCGACGACCCTGCCGCAATGGCCGAGCTTCGCCAGGCGATCCGCCGAGTCTGCGACGCCCGCGGCTACTCGAAGGCGAAGGTCATCGGCTACGTCCGCAAGATTCGCACTGCGTCCACGCCGTGGGCCGTGTCGATGCACCTGCTGGCCAAGACGATCGAGTCGCTCGAGGCGATCGAGAACAACCATCACAGTCTCCTGTCGCCCCGTGAGGAGCGCCTTCTCGCCGCCGCGAAGCGCGCCGAGCGCAATGGTCAACTGAAGCTCTTCAAGGGCGGAAGGGTGGCGTGATGTTCGACTGGCGTCCTGCCCAAGATGGCTTTCTCGCGTCCGCTGGGCCCATCCGCGTGAATCTGACGAAGAACCCGATCGGCTACACGATGAGCTGCAACGCGGCCGGCATCACAGATCGACTCGACACGCAGGACCCGGAGATGGCGAAGGCTGCGGCTGAGCGCAGCGTCCCGTTTCTCATCCGACTGTACGCCGACGAGATGCTCCGATCCTTGGCCAAGCTCGAAGCAGGTCAGCCATGATCGTCGCAATCGTCCTCCTAGCTGTCGCGGTCGTAGCCCTCGGCATGCTCGTCTGGTCGGCTCGCGAGCGCGTCGCCGTGTTGGATGTCGCCCGCCACCAGACAGGCCGGGCCCTCATCGCCGCGTGCGCCGCCCGCGACGATGCGCGCCGCGAGCTCGCCGACCTGCGCGACGAGGTGGTCGCCTTGCGCGCCGACAACCAGCACCTGCGCCTGCGCAACTTCCAGGTCTCGCGCGAGGCTGCTGAGCTGCGCGACAGCTGCGGTGACATTCCAACGAGGCTAGCAATGACCATTATTGAAAAACACTCCCCGGGCGCGCAGGCCGAAGACGATTGTCGTCGGGCGCCTGTTCAGGCCGAGCAGGTGGGCAAGTGACGGTTTCGGCTCCATTGGAGGCGCATCCGGCTGCGCTCGCGTTCCCGATGATGGACGACGCGAAGCTTGCTGCCCTCGCTGCCGACATCAAGGCTCACGGGCAGAATGAGCCGATCGTCATCTTCGACGGCCTTCTGCTGGACGGTCGCAATCGCTTCGCCGCATGCGGCATCGCGGGCGTGTCGCCCAAGCTGCGCACGCTATCCGATTGCGACTCGCCGACAGCCTTCGTGCTCTCAGCGAACCAGCACCGACGGCACATGACGCCGGTGCAGCTTGCCGCTCTTGCGCAGTCGCCCGCCATCCTGGACGGGTTTCGAGCGGAGGCGAAGGCGAGGATGGCCGCGGGTGGCGGCGACAAGAGCGGGTTGTACGTGTCCAGTACAACCCGCTCTGCCACCACCTCGAACCCGCGCATCTCCCGCGCAGTCGCGCAGGCGGCCGATGCCGTTGGAGCGGGCCGCGATGCCACCTACTCGATGGGCAAGGTCCTCGCGGCCTCGCCCGAGGTCTACGCTCGCGCGCTCGCTGGCGAGTTCAAGACGGTCGCCGAAGCCAAGCGCGCGGCTGGAGTCGAGGAGCCACGCGACAAGGTCAAGCCGACCAAGTCGCCGGTTGCGCCGCCGCCTTCCTCGCCGCAGGTAACGCGGCCGACGAAGCAGTCGCCCGAAGACATAGAGTTCGACGCCAAGGTCGTGAAGCTGACGAAGGAGGGACATCCGGCCAGCGACATCGCTCGTCAGCTCGGCGTGCCGTCGAATCAGGTTCACTACGCCAAGAGGCGGCTTGGCCTTCTGCAAGTCTCGCCGCTTCAAGGTCCGCTCGACTTTGCGACAGAGTCCACCGAGTCATTCCAGATGATGACCAGCGCGTTCAAAACGCAATGGTCGACAGCCAGCGACGAGCAGAGGCTCGACCTCACGACGCGGCTACAAGAACTTGTGCGCGCTGTGCGCACATTCTCCCAACGGCTGAATAAAGAAGCCAATCAGGAGTAACGGAACATGAAGAAGAACAAGTCCCAGTTCATCAAGGTCAAGCCCTGCGATACGTCGGTCGACGAGCGGTATCAGCGAGAGTTTGACGAGCCCAGAAGCGCGGCCATGGCCGAGGCGTTTGACCTTTCACTGATCGGCGTACCGGTCATCTCTCGTCGCGAAGACGGCCGCATGGTGCGGCTGGACGGTCAGCACAGGTTCGGCGCTGCAATCATCGCCGGGCTCGGCAACACCGCCTTCATGTGCGAGGTCTACGACGGCCTGAGCATTCAAGAGGAAGCGGAGATGTTTCTCCGCCTCAACAGCGGCCGCAGTGCGGTGCGCGCCTACGACAAGTTCCGCGCTCGGCTGGTCTCTGGAGAGCCTGTTGCCGTGGCCATCGTGGTCGTCCTGACCAGCTTGGCTCTCAAGTTCCAGAAGACATCGGCAAAGAATGCCATCTGTGCTGTGCAGGCGCTCGACTGCGTGTACCACCGCGGCAACCTGCGCGAGACGCTGGAGGTCATCAAGGATTGGGCCGACGGTGAGCCGGCGAGCTTCGAGAAGCAGATCATCCGCGCCGTGTCGTTCTTCCTGTCCGAGTATCCGGACGTCTCACGCACCGAGCTTGCGTCCAAGCTGAGGTCGTACGCGCCTAGCCGAGTCATGGCGCGCATCCGGTGCGCGATGGCCCAGCTCGACTGCAAGACAAGGCTGGCGTCCTGCCTTGCTATTCGCGAGATCTACAACGAGCGCCGGAAGCGCAACCTTCTCCCTCCTCCGGGGAAGTTCACGGAGGAGCCGATCGCGGCCTGACCTCATGAGCACTGCGCGCCGGCATCTGCCGGCGCGCAGTGCTCTGGGCCACCACGGCATCTGCGAAGGAAAACCCATGACCAGATCATCCCGCCGCCGCATCCCCCAGCAACCGTTCAGCGCGAGCGCCTCCTCATGAGCGACTGGCATCCCGAGGTCGTGCGCATCACCGAGGTGCGCACTCACGACAACGCCGACTCGTTGGAGATCGCGATCGTCTACGGCACGACACCTGTCATCATCCGCAAGGGCCAGTACAAGGCCGGCGATCTGGTCGCCTACATCCCCGTCGACTCGACGCTCCCCGATCTGCAGTGCTTCGGATTCCTTCAGCCGGCCGACCGCAGACGCCTCAAGGCCAAGCGACTGCGCGGAGTGTTCTCGATGGGGCTGCTCGTCGATGCGCCGGCTTCTCTTGTGGAGGGCGAGAGCGTCGTCGACAGCTACGGTCTGACCAAGTACGAGCCGCCGGAACCTGGCCATGGGCCCAACGCGCCGCGCGAACCGACGGTGCCGGGGCCGACGACGTTTCGCTTCCCCAAGTTCACCGACGTCGAGGGCTATCGGCGTCACCCTCGCGCGCTTGATGTGGGCGAGCCGGTCATCATCACCGAGAAGATCCACGGCAGTAACGCGCGGTTCTGTTTCTGGCCAGATGGCGTGGACGCGGGCCTATGGGTCGGGTCCCGCACGGTCGTCAAGGAACGGGATGGCGAGTCGACGTGGTCGAAGTTGGCGCGATCTCTCGGACTCGCCGAGCGCCTAGCTGCCGAGCCTGGCATCGTCATCTACGGCGAGATCTACGGGGCCAAGATCCAGGACCTGGCATATGGCGCGGCTACCCCCGCGCTCGTTATCTTCGACGCGTACGACGCCCTGGCCAGACGATGGCTCGACGCGGTCGACGTGTTCGGGCTAGCGGATCGGCTGGGTCTCTCAACGCCGCCCACCCTCTATCGGGGCCCCTGGTCGCTCGACTGCCTCGCGCTCGCAGAGGGTCATGCCGTTCTCGGCGGATCACACGTGCGCGAAGGCTTCGTGGTGCGCCCGGAGCGCGAGCGCTTCCACGCGCGGCTGCCCGACTCGCGCGTCGTGCTCAAGCACGTTGGCGAGGGCTATCTCACCCGCAAAACGAAAGACGTCTCATGACCAGAACATCCCGCCGCCGCATCCCCAGCGCCTCCTACGCCATGACCGGCGCCCCCGGCCCCGCGATCCGCGACGCCGACGCAGCCATCCCGCACATGGTGACCGACCTGCCGGCGCCGTACCGGCTGCCCTACTCGCTCGAGCTGATACCCGGCGCATGGATGGTCGCCGCCGACTTGAACGAGGTCCCGTGAGCCACCGCTCGCACTACCTCGCCAACTCGTCGGCCTACCAGGTCACCCTGGGCACCGGTCGCCGCCAGCTCACAGCGGCGTTCGGCTGCGATGGCTGCGCGTCGAAAGCTGTCGCGGAGCCTGCCTGCCTGTGCCTCGCCGACGCCTGCCGGTTTTCCCGGGACGTCTACGGCGCCGGATCCACCGTCGTCCGCAACGGCGTCGAGCTGCACCGTGAGAAGGTGGACTGATGTGCAATGCCGACTTCGACGTGCCGGCGGTCTCGTCGTCGACGATGCGCCGCGCGCGCGTGCCGCACCATTGCGTCGAGTGTCGCGCGGGCATCGCGGTCGGCGAGCGGTACGAGCACGCCACGTCGCTCTACGACGGGGCGTGGTCGTCGTGGGACTCCTGCGCGGCGTGCGCCGAGATGGCTCGGGTCTTCGTCGTGGCCGAGCGCGGGCGGGCCTGCTGGACCGTCGGCGATCTGGCCGAGACCATCGTCGAGTGCGACGCGGTGACCGAGGCGATGCGGCCGCACCTGGAGTCGTTCCAGGCGCGGCGGTTGGACGCGATGGGGGAGGGTTCCCGATGTACATCCTGACGAACAAGGGCAGCAGCAAGACCTACTCGTGCGACGAGTGCGTGACGGCGGCGAGTGCCGTCTGCGAGTGCTTCCTCAAGGCGCTTGCCGCGTCTCGGGCGCTCGGTCCGGGCAGCGTCATCGCCCGTCACGGCCGCACGCTGGCGACCAACACGCAGGCGCGCGCCGAGGTCTGCGCGGCCGATTCAATCAACGACGCGGCCGCTGGTGTGACCCGGCCCCCGCTGCGACCCGGCTCGCTGGTCGAGGCGTACCGTCGCGGCAATCAGATCAGCGCGGCGCGAAGACGCGGCGTCAGCAGGGCGTCGTGAAGAAGCACAGGGTCACCAGTCCTCGGTGCTGGGTAGTCCGATGCTCGTGCAAGGTCTGCGACAGCAAAGACGGCGGCGACTACTACCTCGACAGGCGCGGCGGGGCTTACGCCACGCGCCGGGACGCGCACGAGTTCGCCACGTTCGCGGAGGCTGAAGCGGCCAGGTATGCACACCCCGGATCGCTCGCGGTCTATCGCCGTGGCAAGCCATCGAAGGCGGCGCCATGAGCACGGCCATCAACATCGTCGCCGGCGCGCGCTTCGGGCACCTGACCGCAATCCGCAAGGTCGGCTCCAACGGTGCCGATGGTCGCCTGTGGCTCTGCCGATGCGAATGCGGCGCCGAGGTCACCAAGGCCGCGCGCGTGATGCAACGGGCGGTCAAGGTAGGCATGCGGCTCCGCTGCAATTCGTGCCGCGAGCAAGAGCGACTGGCTAACCGCACGGCCCTCGTGCTGTCCGACCCGCGGTGGTCAGCTCGACCAGGCCACGAGTGCGACGACCAGTGCAAGATGCGCGACAGAAACAACGCGCCGGCATGCCTATGGGCGATCACGTTCGCCTACCCCGACGGCCTCGAAAACCAGCAGATCGCCGACATCCTCGGCCTCTCCAAGGAGCGCGTGCGGCAGATCCTCGCCGCGGCAATCGCCAAGATGGTCCCGCGCGCCAAGCTCGCGAGGCTCGGGGAATGAAGGCCACGTCTGCCGCGTGGATCGAGCTGGCCGACCGCTTCGCTGCGATGTTGCCGTGCTCCTACCCGACCCACTGCCGGACGGAATGCCCGCAACGGTTGGAGGCGAACGAGAACGCAGACGGCTGCTGCATGATCGAACTGGCGGAGGCGCGCCGTGGTCTGGCACTCGGCGAGATGACCTTCGTCGAGATGGGTAGGCGGCTCGGCGTGACCGACTCCGTCGTCAAGAAGATCACGAACCGCGCGATGCGCAAGTTCTCAGAAGGGATGGGGGAGACGTGACCGACAGCTACAAGTCAACCGTGGAAGCCGTGCGGGGCCTCGACAACGACGGCACGCTCGACCTGGCCCACAGCATCGTCGAGGCGCTGTCCGACAAGGACCCGACGCGTCACGCCATCGTGAGCGAGTGCATGACGATCGCGACGATGCTCCTGGAGAAGAACGCGTCCTATGGCAACAGCGCGCTCGACCCCATCCGCGTCTTCAGCCGGTCGTCACCCGAAGAGCAGATCCTCGTCCGCATCGACGACAAGCTTTCTCGGCTGGCTCGCGGCTCGGTCGCCGGCGAGGATGTGGCGCTCGACCTGATCGGCTACCTGGTGCTGCTGCGCGTGGCGCGCAAGGCGGTGGCGTGATGGCTTTCAATTGGCAGCCGTATCGAGGCGACGGCTTTCGCGCGAGCGCGGGCTTGGTCATCGTGGACGTGTGGGAGGAGCCGGGGCAGTGGGTCTTGGAGTCGGAGGCGGTTGGCATTGACGAGCTTATCTTGGCGGCGACCGACGCCGATGCTGCGCGGAGCGAGGCCGAGCGGCTGGTGATACCGGCGCTGCGGTCGCGCGCGGCAGCATTGCTGGAAGCGGCTGCGAAGCTGGAGGTGGCGTGATGGCCGCCGTGGCCCCCGCGCTGCACTCCGTCGACTCGTCGGCCTGGTACACCCCCGCCAGCTACGTCGAGCCGGCCCGCGACCTCATGGGCGGCATCGACCTCGACCCGGCGAGCGACGCGTCCGCGAACGGCATCGTGCAAGCGACCTCGTTCTACTCGTTCCCTGACGGCCTCATGTCGCCGTGGTCTGGCAGGCTCTTCGTCAATCCGCCAAGCCCGCCCGAGGCGTGGTGGGTACGCTTGTCGAAGGCGTTTGCAGCCGGCGACGTGACGGCCGCCGTCTACATCGCCTACTCGCTCGAGCAGATCCAGCAGTCGCAACTGTGGGCCAAGGCGCACAGCTGCCATTCGATGCTGCACTACCGCGTCTGCGTGCCGAAGCGCCGCATCCCGTTCCTGCGCACGGCAGCGGACGCGATTGTCTCGACGCAGAAGCTGCTCGCCAAGATCACCGGCAACACCACGAAGGACGTGAAGCGCCGAGCACAGCTACAGACGAAGCTGGACGGCCTGCTGCTGGCGCGCCCGGAAGACATCGTCGAAGGCGACTCGCCGGCGCACGCCAACGCCGTCGTGGGACTCGGCGTGTCGCGGGCCGCGTTTGTTCGGGCGTTCGGCCACCTGGGGGACTGCCTGTGAGCGACTACCGCAACGCCAACAACCAGGCTGGGCTCGCGCGCTTCGCGACGCTGCCGGCGATGATCGCCGCGTACTGCGAAGCCGAAGCCACGATCCGCGGAGCCTTCTCGGCGCTCGTGTCAGCCGAAGCGAAGCTCAACGAGGTCTACCAAATCGGCAAGCACGACCACGCGAACTTCCGGATCGACGCATCGCGCGGCAGGTACAGCTCATGCTTCGACCAGCCAGAGGAGGCGGTCAACCTGCTGAAGCGCCAAGCCTGGCGCGCGATCGTTCACCGCCTGGAGTTGCGGCGCATCGTGAGCGGCGAGCGCTGGAAGGAGATCGGCGCGATGCTCGACAAGGGCAACCTCCCCGCCATCACCGAGGAGAGCGTCGGCGACTTCGCTCAAGGCTTTCTCGACCGAATGCCAGAGATCCTTGAGGAGAGCGTCAAGGAAGCGTTCGAGCACCTCCGGCCGCGAGGTCGCATGGCCGAGTACAAGACGAACAGCCAGGAGGAGATCCCGCCCAAGGTCATCGTCCACTGGGTAGAGATGGGCTGCTACGGACTGCGTCTGTCGTCCTACTACGAGCAGCACGCCATCTCGGTGGAGCGTGTCTTCCAGGCGCTCGACGGCCAGGGCTCGATCGCCAAGTCCCACTGGTCGGAACTGCACGGCGCGATCGAAGCGTCGAAGGCGACGGGCTACCGCGGCGAGACGACTTGGTTCCGGTTCAAGGCGTACAAGAACGGGAATCTTCATCTCGAGGTGAAGCGACTCGACCTCTTGAAGCGACTGAACGAGATCGCCGGCGGCATGACGCTCCGGTCAGCCAAGCGCCAGCCCGTTGCGCGCGACGCGGCTATGGAGGTGGCGACGTGAGGATCGGTTCGCTTTTCAGTGGTATCGGTGGGCTCGACCTCGGCGTCGAGGTGGCGTGCGCGCGCGCCGGCGTCGCATCTCAGGCGCTCTGGCAGGTCGAGGTCGACGGCTTCTGTCGCCAGGTCCTAGCTCGGCATTGGCCCGAGGTAGACCGCTCCGTGGAGGACGTGCGTCATGCTGGCTCAGCAACTCTTGCTTCCGTGGATCTCATCGTCGGAGGCTTTCCCTGCCAGGACGTCAGCGCGGCTGGACGAGGCGCCGGCATCGCCGTCGGAACCCGGTCCGGACTCTGGTACGAGTACCGCCGGATCGTCGACGAGCTGCGGCCCGCAGCCGCCATCGTCGAAAACGTCGCCAGCGGCGCCAAGCGATGGCTGTGCGAGGTGCGGTCAGACCTGCATGCTCTTGGCTACCGAACCCGCGCCCTCGCTATCAGCGCCGCCGACGTCGGGGCTCCGCATCTCCGACGGAGTCAGAGGCGACAGATCCAGGCTCAAGGGCCTCGGAAACGCCGTCGTCCCGGCGTGCGGGGCGCTCGCGATGACCGAGCTCCTGCAATGGGCCCGCACCACGATGGAGTCAGCATGACCGTTCACCCTTCTTTCCTCCGCGCGCTCCGTGAGTGCGAGCGATGGGGCGTCGCCGTCGACCTCGACGTGCCGTTCAGCGGCATCTTGCGCCGCGGGTACATGCCCAAGGAGACCTACCACGTGGCTCCGCAGGACATGGCCGGCATCCGCCGCGACAACGGGAGCATCCTCTGGGCCGACGAGGCGCAGTCGACGCTCGAGGCTTCGCACCTGATCCACGAGATGATGCACGTGGTCGTCTGGCGGGAGACTGGCTACCAGCCGCAGAGTCACGCCGAGGACGACATGCTGGCACTTGAGCGGGAAGCCTGCCGGCGACTGCGACTCGACTGGACCAGTCACATGGCCGGGTATGGAGTCGCCGGCCAACAGGAGTGGCTCGACATGTCGATGCGCGAACGCGGGACACTGCTGGCGGCGTCACGGGTGGCGATGGAAAGGCTGGGGCTGATGCGAGACGGGAAGCCGACGTACCTGCGGACGGGCGCGATCATCGACGGCGCTGCGACGGCTCTGGTGGAGAGGCGGGTGGCGTCGTGACCGTCCCCGTCGTCGCTGTCACCGTCATCCCCGGCGAGGTCCGTGTGGCTTCGATCTGGCTCGTGCGCGCCACCGAAGACCACGTCCACATCGAGATGGACTTCCACACCAAGCATGCGGACTTCACCGCCGAGGGATCGAAGTCCTTCAGCGACGAGCGGGACTTCTACGTCGACGCTTCCGATGAGGCTCTCCACCTCGACGAAGGGCTGCGCGGCACGTCTACGTGCATCACCGTGCGAGGCGTACCGAAGGACTGGACTTCGGTCACTCTGCTGAGCCGCTACACCGGGCGCATCGTGTTGCTGAGACGCCAGGACGATGACGTCAGGGCAGACGAGCCGCTGCTGTGGAGCGACGGGTCGTGACCCCGCCGTCCATGCCGCGCCTCAAGCCGAAGCAGGCTGCGAAGGCGAAGCCCGCGTGCCTGTTCGTAGCCGCGATGCTGAAGTACGACCCGCCGAACCTGGTAGCGGAGATCCCGATCCGGCTCGTGTCCGAGTCCAACCAGCACGTCCACTGGCGCGTGAAGGCCGGGCGCGTGAAGGCGCAGCGGGATGCGGTCGCGCGGTGGCTCGGGCAAGTAGACGGCGCTTTCTTCGCCGGCGAACTCATCGTCACCGTGACCCGGATCGCCCCGCGGCTGCTCGACGAGCATGACAATTTGCCGTCCGCTTGTAAGGCAAGCGTAGATGCCATAGCTCAATGGCTAGGCCTGAAGAACGACCGCGACCCGCGCGTGCGGTGGTCGTGCGAGCAGGTGCAGCGCGCCGCGAAGACGTACGGCGTGGCGATCCGCGTAGAGGTGACTCAGCCGGACGACTACTCACAAGCCAAGACACGAGGCACATCCACATGACTACCTGCCTGAAGGCCACGCTCGTCGAGTCGGAGCTACTCGCAGCAAGCTCGATCCTCACCGTCTCGGGGGTCAACTTCTCGCTCGCTCGCCCTCTCGCCAAGGACGTTCGCCTCGAGGACATTGCGCAGGGGCTTTCCCTGACGAATCGCTACTCGGGGCAAACCCGGCAAGCCTACTCGGTCGCTCAGCACGCGGTGCTCGTCGCGCGGTCCCTCCGCGATGCCGGCGAGCGCCCGCGTGTCCAGCAATGGGGCCTCCACCACGACGACGCCGAGGCCTACTGCGGCGACGTTACCCGGCCGCTGAAGCGCCTCATGCGACGTGGCGGAGAGTGGAGCGCCTACGACGAGATCGAGAGGCGCATCATGGCTGCGATCGCGGAAGCGCTAGGCTTAGTCGGAACCGAGCAACCGGCCGCCGTCGAACATCACGACAAGGCCGTCGGAGCGCGCGAACAGATCGACCTGGGTCGCGTACCGGCGGACTGGGTGCCACTGGTCACGCCGGCGACGTGCGTCGTCACTCCGTGGAGCGCGGCCAAGGCGCGACGCGTGTTCATGTTCGAGCACCTACGGATCGAGTCGGAGGTGGCAGCGTGATGGCATACGAAAGGCGGATAGCATTATGACCAGTAGCAGCGACAAGATGTACCGGCGTGCCTTGAAGTACGCCAAGGCCTACCACCTGGCGGCGTTCGGCGTCGCCTACGCGACGAACCGCAGGAATGCCTATCGGCGGCTGCGTGCCGCCGACAGGGTGTGCCGCATCCTCCGCGGCGAGCCCGCATTCGCCAGCTGGGTCGGAGACAGCTCGGCGGCGGCTGCTGTGAAGACTCGAGTCTGGTACGAAGTGCGCCGCACCAACATCAAGACAGGCGAGGTTGTCTACCGGAACCGTGGCAACTCGTGGGACCGTATCCGCGGCGAGAAGTACTGTCGCAACGACGCTGTCGTGTGGATGCGGCACGAGCGCGCTTGCTCCGATCACACCGGCGCCAAGATGCGGTTCGTCGTCGTCAAGGTCACGCGGCGACGGGTGTCGAAGTGACGCAGCGGCGCGTTGCCATCGTGGGCACGAGGCCAGCCACCACGGCTGACCAGCGCGAAGAGTGGGGGTGCATCCGCGAGGACGTCTTCCGCTTCGTCCAGGCGCTACCGTTCGACGTGGTCCTCGTCTCGGGTGGCGCAAGCGGAGTGGACAAGATGGCCGAGCACTCGGCTAGCGGGCGCGAGTTCGTGGTGCATCCGGCCGACTGGAACAAGCACGGCAAGGCGGCTGGCCCGACCCGCAACCAGCAGATCGTCGACGACGCGACGGAGATACACGCGTGGCCATCGTCCTGGTCGCGCGGTACGTGGGACACGATCCGCAAGGCCAAGGCTTCTGGCAAGGTGCTCGTGGTGCATGAGCCGTTCAAGGTGCGATCGTGAAGCAGGCCGCCATTCACCTGTCCTTCGATGGCCTGCCGCTTTGCGGGCCTGTCCGCGAGACCAGCGTGTTCGATGCGCTCACCCAGCTCGAGATGGCAAAGGCAAAGCAGAGCACCGAGAGCGTCGACTCCTGCATGCGGAGATGGAAGCTCGCCACGGCGCGCGCGGTCGCGGCACGCGCAGAGGAGCGCGTCACCATCGGACCAGGCCACAAGGCCACGTGCACGATGTGCCTCGCGAGGCTGCGCCAGTTCCCGCAGCTGGCGAACGTGCGCCCGTGACGACCACCGTGGCGCCTTCCGTTGACGTGGACGGGAAAGCAGTGGACAACGTCAGTTCAGGCTGCGCGCGTGTTCGCGCGGGCGCTGAAAACGCCGACGGCCGCTTTGCAAGAGCGGCCGCCGACTGCCACCGAATCGAAGGGAGCGACTCAGTGAGTGAGATTTCTCTACCCGAAGCCGCACTAGGTGTCGACGGGGAACTCGTGGCCACGGGTGCCGGCGTTCAGCGCGAGGCGTCGGTCAACTCGTGACATGGACAAGGCTCGACGATCGGTGGGACGACTCCGAGAAGCTGGCCGCCGCTTCGGAGGCGGTGGGCGACTCGGCGTACGCGCTGTGGGCGCGCGCTGTCACGTTCTGCAACCGCAGCCTCACCGACGGCAGGATATCCGGCCCCAAGCTCCGAGCGCTCACGCTTCACAAGCGACCTCAGGATGTCGTAGACGCCCTCGTGAAGGCCGGCGCGATCGATCCGATCGCCGACGGATCCTTTGAAGTGCATGATTTTCTTCACTGGAATGACAGCAAGAAAGCGGTCGAAGACCGCCGCATGGTCAAGCGTCAGGCTGCGAGCAGGGGCGGCGCCGCCACGAGCGCGGCGCGCCAGGCGAGCAGCAGGCGAGTAGCACCGTGCTTGACCACTGCTGCTCCGCTGGCACTCCGTTGGAGTAGTCCTTCTCCTTCTCCTTCTCCTTCTCCATCTGAAGAAGCAGAAGCAGCAGCAGACCCGGCTGCGGCGGCGGCTGCCAATCCCGAGCAAGCCCCCGGACCGGACCACAGAGACCACGGCCCGCCACGTCGGTCGACGACCCAGACGCCGGACGGCCAGGCGATCCTCGCCGCCCTCAAGGCTTCCGATTCGCTGATGGGCGTGGCGTCGCTCGAGTTCGCCCAGCGCCTTGCCGCGCACTGCGACCCGATCGGCGGACGGCTAGCGGTCGCCGACGTGCTCGGCGCCATCGCCGAGGCCGACGCCAAGGAATCCACACGGCTGTCGGTCGGCGAGCCGCACCGCGATCGAGGCACGCTTGCCTCGATGGTCGCCGGATTCGTCAAGCAGGCGACTCGCGCCGGCAAGGCGGCCAGCCGCGGGCTCGACGCCCACCACCAAGCGGTGGACCCAGACGAGACCGAGCGGCAGCGGCTCGGCAAAGCGCCGCCGCGGGCTCCGGAGGTCAGAGCTGCGCCAAAGGCGTGGGACGATCTCGGCGACGTCGCCAGGGGGCTCTGGGGTTCCAGAGCGGACTACGAAGCCAGGTGCCTATCATGAGCGCCCGTCACCAGCCGCCGATCGTGGCCGGCCGAGTCCCGCCGCACGACCTGGACGCAGAGGCGTCGGTACTCTCGGCTTGCATGCTCAAAGCCGGATCCATCGCCGACGTTGCCGACATGCTCGATCCGTCGGACTTCTACAGCGAGTCGAACGGCGCCATCTACGCCACCGCCATGGAGCTCGACGACTCAGGCAAACCCATCGACATCGTCACGATTGCGACTCTCCTGCGGGGCCGCGATGAGCTAGCAAGAGTCGGCGGGTCCGCCTACCTAGCTCAGATCGTAGATGCGACGCCTGCCATCTGGAACCTTCGGGCGCACGCCGCAATCGTGCGCGACAAGGCTCGCCAGCGACGACTGATCGCAGAATGCCAAGCGCTCGCCGCAGAGGGCTACGGCGACGTCGGGGAGGTTTCGGCCTGGCTCGACGAGGCCGAGGGCCGCGTCTGCGCTGTTGCCAACTCACGGCGCGTTGATGAGGACGAGCCGGAGCTTCCCAGGGCCATCATCGAGAGGATCTTCAAGTCGTTCGGCGACGAAGCCGCGGGGCGCGTGCCTCAGCAAGTGCGCGTGCCAACTGGCCTTGTCGACCTGGACAAACTGCTGAAGGGCGGCGGGCTTGCCATCGGTGGCGTGACGACGATGGGCGCCTACTGGGGCGTCGGCAAGACGTCACTCGCTCTCGAGATCGCTGGTCGGGTGTCAATGTCCGGCCACCGGGGACCGCCGAGCAAGCGCGACGACGGGACTGAGCAGCCGGGGACGCTCACGGGCGTGATGGTTTTTTCGCTCGAGATGCCGAAGGACGAGCTAATGGAGCGCGCCATCGCCCAAGGCGCTCGAGTTGACCTCGCCAAGGACAAGAGCACCTGGTCCCGAGACGAGTGGAGCGCGGCTACAGAAGAGGCCCAGCGACTGTCACGCGCTCCGTTCTGGACGGATGACCGATCCGAGCACACGCCCACCACGATTCGATCGCGCCTTCGTCGTGCCAAGGCTGAAGCCAGACGAATGGGCGTCGAGATTCGCCTGGTCGTGATCGACTACTTGCAGCTGGTGAGCGGCAAGAGCTTCATCGGCAAGGGGTCACGCGAGGAGGAGGTGGCGTACCTAGCGCGATCCACCAAGTTGCTAGCAAGGTCCGAACAGGTACACGTGATCGCCGTGGCGCAACTGAACGACGACGCTTCAAAGCGTGGCAACGACAAGCGACCTCGCTCGTCGGACTTCAGAGAGTCGAAGGCCATCCCGATGAACGCCGACAACTGCATCCTGATTCACAATCCGTTCGCTCGCGCCCGAGCACTCGCCCGACGAGACGGTGGGCATGCAGACAAGGCGCCAGAAGCAGAGGTAGTAGAGCTAATCGTAGACAAGCAGCGAGGCGGGCGCACAGGCACGGTCCGCGCGCTGTTCGAGCCAGCTTTCACCTCGTTTCGATCGTTCGATGGGCGCCAATACGACGAGAGCGTCGACCTGTGATCCACAACTTCAACGAGGCACCATGACCGACTCCCGCCCGCTCCACGTCTACACCGACAACACCGAATGGCTCATCGGGCCCGACCTTGAGGCCGCCATCGTCGCCGCCCACAAGCAGGTCGAGTTTCCGCTCGACGTGGATCGCGATCGCTACCGGACCGAAGACCTTGCGGCCGAGATGAGTGCGTGGATGGATCCGCGCGAGTTGACGATCTCGGAGCCTGGCCACCCGCTCGGGCACATCGTCACGCTCACCTTCGCGGCGTGGGCGGCAAAGATGGGTACCGGCTACCTGTTCGCGGCGGACTCGTGATGGACTACCAAGACTACCTGGGGCGGGCATCCATCCAAGATGGCGACTACTGGTCGCCGACGCCATGCGAGGCCGATTGGTCCTGCCCGGAGCCAGATATCTGGCCCTCGCGCGGCTGGCCTGCGTCAACGATGGATCTGCGCGCCTCGCGGGCGACTCCGCATCGTCCGCCGAGTCAGGTCGAACATCGATGGCACAAGGTCAAGCGACAGGTCTGGAGGAGGGCATCATGATCAAGGCTCAGGTCGGGGACCGGGTCGTCGAGGAGTCGCGCCGGGGCTGGAGCCCGATGCGCTGGCTGCGCTTCCGGACCGTGGTGAAGGTCACGGCGACGCGGCTGACCACCGACACCGGCGAGGTGTGGGACCGAGAGAGCGGCCGGCGCGTACCCAGGGAGCCGCGCTCCGAGGTCCGCGACCTCGTGCCTGGCGACGATGCGCGCGCGGTGCGGGAGGCGCGACGCGCGCGAGTGCGATCGGACCTCTCGGCCGTCGAGCGCTACAGCGACCAGCTGACCGACCTCGAGGTCGAGGCGCTCGATACGGTGATGAGCCAGATCGCGGCCCGGCTCAGGATCGGCGTCCGATGATCTCCGCAAAGGTCGGAGACAGGGTCGTCGAGGAGGAGCGTTATGGATGGAGTTCGAGCCACCGCATGCGCTTCCGGACCGTGACGAAGGCCACCGTAGCCCGGCTAACCACCGACGACGGCATGGTGTGGGACCGAAAGACCGGGCGGCGCGTGCCCAAGGCGACGCCGGGCCGCATCCGTGACGAGGAGCCTGGCGACGTCGCGCGCGCGGCGCTGGAGGTGTGTCGATGGCGAGTGCGCGACGATCTCTCGACCGCGGCGCGCCATCCCGACCAGCTGACCAACGACGAGGTCGTTGTCATCGACACGGTGTTGCGTCAGATTGCTGCCAGGCTCAGGGCCAGCGTCCGATGAGCCGCGTGGTCGAGTATCGCGAGCTGCTGGACTACATCGCCAGCCTGCCTGCCGGCTGGTACGACGACCAGAGCGGGCCTGTCGACGCCGGGGCAATCGCGGAGTGCGCGGCGTTCCTGGCGCGGGTCGGCGATGCTTGCTTGCCGTTCTCGCTGCACCCCATCCCGGGCGTCGTGAGCGGCTTGCAGGCGGAGGTGGACGACCTGGTCAGATGCGGCGGGATGGTGTTCGTATTCTACGCCGGTCGGCGGACCTGTTTTTTGTACGACGCAGACGACGTAGTCGAGGCGGACTTATGACCTGGGAGATCCTCGACGTGAGCGAGTCGGGCGCGATGGGCGACGTGAGAGGCGTCTACCTGCACCGGGTCGTCGGTGAGGTAGAGCTGCTCTGGGTCGAGGTCTGTGCCGCGCCGGTCGCGTCCGGCTACCAGGTCCTGGTCACGGGTCGCAAGGTGTCCTCGTTCGCCAGCCTCGACGAGGCATCAAGGTTCGCCGACCTGCTCGACCTCGACCGCGAGCTTCACGCCGTCGAGGTCGACGCGCAGCTGCGATCGAGCGGATACCAGGTCCATGTCACGAGACGTAAGGCAGCCTCGTTCGCTGGACTGGACGAGGCCGCGCGATATGCGGCGATGCTCATCTGCACCAAGCTGGAGCGCTGGAGATGAGCTGCTGGGAGATCGTCGCGGTGGCAGAGGCTGGCGGTGTGCGAGGCATCGTCCTGTTCAGTGCCGAGGTCGAGCCGGTCGACGCGACTCGACGGCCAGGCGTCACGCCGGACGGGCTGTCGCTGGAGAGGATCGCGGCGATGTCGGGGATCACGAAGCAAGGGGTCGAGTACCAGATACGGGGCGCGCTACGGCGCGCGAGAGGCAGGATGAAGACATGAGCGACGTGACGCACGAGGAGATCATGGGCCGGCTGGGGCTGCTGCCGTGGGAGGAACATCGGGCAGCGGTGCTCGCTCGAGACGCCTACGGCACGCAGTACGAGCGAGGGACGGGGCGCACGACCTGGGCATGCGTCGAGGCTCTCCGCGCGTGCATGAGCGGGCGAGACGCCGTCATCCACGTCTCCAATAGTCATGCCGCCCTAGGTCGCGCGCGCGAGACCTACGATCTGCTGGTCGACATGGCTGGACGGCTGGGGCTCACGTGGGTCGCGCGCAGCGGGCGCGTGAGGATCTCAGCCGGTGAAATAGCCGTCGTGCTCTACGCAGAGGCGGCGGATGGCGACCGAGGGCCCCTCCCGCGCGAGGATCTGGGCGTGGGGCATCTGGCCGTGAGGATCACCGACCGATCCATGGACCGCACAGCGAGGGTGGGGGCCGAGGTCGACCGCGCCTCCGAGTCCGAGCTGCGCTGGGCGTACGTGAGGTCTTCGTGATCTACCTCGACGAGGAGGAGCATCACCTCGACGCCAGGAGCCACGGCTACACAGCGCGCATAGCAGAGTTGCGCTCCACGCCGTACGACTGGGATGACTCGGGCCCGCGTCTGGCGCATCCCGCCGCTACCGATGCAGCCGAGCGCTTCCTGGCGCGCATCGATCCAGACGGCTACGGGTGGAGCGTCTACGCGACCAGGGAGGGCGGCATCTGGTGCGAGTCCTCCGACGTCCTCGGGGAGATGGCCATGACCTTCGACTTCGAGCCAGGTGGCATCGTCTGCGGGACATGGATGGACCTGGCGACCGGCGAGTTCGTCGAGGTCGACCTGGTGGAGGACTGATGACCCACGCCGACGAGGAGGAGGAGGAGTCCGAACTCCGGTGCGAGGAGTGCCTGGAGATCCTCAGCGTGCCCTTCTGCTCGGAGCCGACCCGGTTCTGCACCGACTGCGCGCACGAGATTGCCGAGCGCCTCACGGACGCGGAGGCCGCCCGCACCAGCGCAGCATGGATGAGGGATCGGTTCGGGTCATGAGCCACGACCACGAAGAACTGCCGCCGCTGCCCATCGGTCCGATAATCGGAGCCTTGCTTCTGGTTCTCAGTCGCGCGACGTGGTGGGCATGGGAGTTTCACCAGCAGCAACGCGACGACCGCCGGTGGTCTGAGCCCACCAAAAGTAGATCATGACTATCATCGCTCGAGCGTGGGTCATCGTCTGCGGTTGCGGTTGCCACAATAACAGCCACAGCATCCGGTCGATATTCTCGCAGTGGTGGGACGGCGCGTCGTGGACATACGGCCGCGAGCACGCGCAGGAGTACACGCTGCAAGATGCTAGGGTGGCTCGGGTGACGGCAGCGGCGCACGTGACGGCGCACGGCAAGCAATGGCCGGCGAAGGTATACCGGAGAGGGAGACGGACGCGATGACCGACGACGAACTGATACGGCTGGAAGCGCTACTACGGGCCGCCTACGCGCCTCCGCGTGACGCCGCGATTCTTGCCACCGAGTGCGCCGAACGCGCCGCATCCGAACTCGACGCCGCCATGACCGACGACGCGATCCGCGCTGTCCTCACCGCAGAAGTGAGGCGCGTGGAGGACCTCGTCTCGTCGTGGATCGGCAAGCCAGGGCATGGCGGCGACGATGCGTGGGACGGCTGGAACAAGGGCGCGATGTGCATGATGCAGTGGATTGCGAAAGGCGAGGTGATTCGATGAAGGCCCTGGAATGCTCCGAATGCGAGGCCATGTTCACCCCGTCGCCGGGTTCGCCGTTCCAGCAGCACTGGCCGTGGTTCTGCTCGGCGACATGCCATCTTCGCGCAACCAAGCCTGCCGACGCCCCGTCACCCGGTGACCTCGTCGGCGCGCTCCAAGACCGCATTCACCCGGCGAGCATGCGAATGCTTGCCGCCGCGCCGGTAGCTCAGGGCTTCCCGCCGGGCAGGGGCTGCATGCCGTGCTGCGAGGCCGGCAAGGACTGCCTATGCTTCGGCCCTCAGCAGACCACGCCCCGCACCCTCACGGTGCTCGCGTCCGACCTGGCGGCAATGGAACGGGACAACGCCCACCTGCGTGCGCAGCGGGACGAGCTACAGCAGGCGAACACCAGGCTTGTCGAGGAGCGCCGGGCGGTCGACTGGACTGCGCAACTTCAGACGATGTTCTCCGCGTTCGAGCAGGCCCGCCCGCGGCAACCGGCGTGGCCCGACGAGGAGACGATAGAGCTGCGCCGCTCGCTGTTCGCCGAGGAGGCAAGGGAGACGCTCGACGCGATCGACACGCGCGACATGGTCGAGGTGGCGGACGGCGTCATCGACACCTGCGTAGTCGGGCTCGGCATGCTGATGGCCTTCGGTATCGACCCGCGGCCCATCTGGGCGGAGGTGCTGCGCAGCAACATGGCGAAGGTGGCAGGCGGCATCACCCGCAACGCGGCGGGCAAGGTCCAGAAGCCACCCGGCTGGACGCCGCCCGACATAGCTGGCGAGCTCCAACGGCAGGGCTACCGCGTGGTCCGCGCGGCGGCCTACGTTGGCGGCGGGAGCGTCCAACCCGAAGGTACGCTGACGATCTCTGACGGCTTCGTCGCCACGATCGCGATGTGCGGCGAACCGACCTTCGCGGGCGCCATGAGCTATCCCGCAGTAGTCGTCGAGGACGTCTTCTCGTTCCCCGCCGCGATCGATACATGGCTTGCTAACGGCGACATCTGCGCCGCTGGGCGGAAGCCGTGAGGCCCCAAGATTGCCCTGGCGAGTGCGAAGCGCCGCGATGGCGCGCTATCGAGCTAGCTGCCGGGGCCCTGCTCATCGTCGACGCGGCGGTGCTGCCGGACGACCTGCGCCAGCAGCTCATGGTCGCAGCGATCAAGATGCTCCGCGAAACTATTGCTGCCGGCCCCCGCGGCAGCGGCACCTAGCGTCGCCGGCGAAGACGGCGAGAGATCTAGGATGCAGAGAAGAAGAGCAGGCTCTCGCCCGCAGACTTCGTCCGCATTCTCTGGGGTGGATCCAGATTTGTCAACAGGGGCGCACCAGTGGGTGTGCCTGAAACCTCAAGCGGTGGGTCATGAGTGACTTGGAAGTGTCCGAGATTGTTGAGGAATCAGCGGCGTCAACAATCGAAATAAGTCCCGCGCGCGCGCGTGAGGCACTTCTTGAGGCTGCGCAAGAGCTTCAGCGGCGGCTAGAGCGCGCTCCCAGCGCGAAGGAACGTGTGTGGTTTTGCCTTGAGGCTTTCGAGGACGACCTCTTCGTGCGCGGCGAGTCCTCTCCCCTGTTGGCGGAGGTGTGGGGTCTGCATCCGAATACCGTGGAGCGCAGCGCGGCAACGGCGGCGCAGATGTTGGAGGACCCGGGCAACGTCGACCGAGCCCGGGCCGAGGTCACCACGCGGGCGCTGCGTCGGAGCGACGAGGTCTACCAGCGGGCTACGAAGGCGATGGATCGTGAAGCTGCGGGCCTGTACGCGGCGAGCAACCAGTCGCTTGACCTGTACGGCAAGGCGACGGGCGCCATCAGCAACACGACGCAGGTGGGCATCGTCATCGTCGGCAAGGATGGGTCGCCACAGCTTCGCCCCGAGGTGCGGCAGCTGGTAGACGCGTCACAGGACCAGTTCCTTGCCGCGCAGCGCGCCGCGGTGGCGGAGTTGGCGGAGTCGTTCCCGGGGCTGGAGGAGGCGTTCGACGAGGCCTTCGAGCGGCAAGCTCGGACGTTGTCGACTACGAGTGGTGGGTAACGCGCGGGGCGATAACGCAGTGGAGGAGGTTATGATGGTGGGCCACGATGGTCGGAACGATGAGGCTGCTGTGATGAGCGAAGTTGTCATGAGCGAGGAGGTTGCTGCGATGAACGAAGTTGTCCCGAAAGAGGAGGACGTGATGTTACGTTTCCAGTACGACAAGCAAGCCAACGTCATTGTCGATATGGACGATCCGATCGAGAAAAGTAGATCCGCCCGCGTTGCCGCCACCGCGGCGACGTTGAGGAACGTAGGCGTGAGCGTCCTTCACGACGCCGCGACGGAACTCGCCACTGATGTTGTCCATCACTTGGACACTGCTGCCGGAAGGTGGGGGCGACAGTTTCTCGTTGAGGCGAATATTCATCGCGAAGGCGACACCTACGCCGTAGGTTTTCGTCACCCGTTGCCACTCGGCATAGGCAGGTCGATCGCCGAGGCGTACGCCGTGCTGATCGGCGACATGCTGGAGTTGTCTCGAGAGATCACGGCCGCACTGGATGCGCAGGCCGCGAAGCTGCGAGCTACGAGCGCGACCATTGAGGCGATGGCGAGCGCTACGAAGACGTAGGCTGCGAGGGCTTGGTGGCGGCGGGCGAAGGAGCAGAAGCGATGAGACTCTGGATCCGTTTCTATGGCGGTGTCGACGGCGACTACCGCCCCACGTACTTCGCCGCCGTTCACCCGAGCGGGCCGACGTTCGAGTGGTGGTGCGTCGGCTCTCGCGAGGGCGAGCCGGAGTTCATCGTCTGCGCGATGGTCGACGCGCCGACTGAAGCCGAGGGCATTGCCACGGTCCGGTCGTTCTGGCCCGAGGCCGAAGGTCTGACCTGCGAGGCACACGCGCCTGACTGGCTGCCAGGCGACAGGTTCCAGATGAGAGGGCACGCGTGATCGACACCACTGGCAGATCCTACGCGGAGACGCTACGGGCTGAGGCGGCCGCGTTCGAGCGCGACTGCGCGGCCAGCAAGCGACTGCTGGCGGCCGGCGTTCGGCTAGCCGAGGTCGTGGCCCGCTTGGTCGAGCGACACGGCGCGGTGTGGGTCGCGGATCGGGTCGAGCTGCTGGACGAGGAGCGCTAGGTGCTTGGCCACGACAGCATGCCATGCTACAGTGGCCTCATGGGAACAATGTCAACGAGAGGCCAGATGGCCCTGGAACTGCTCACCGCGCCGAAGCCCCACACACAGGCGAGCGTGGCGCGCGAGCTGCGGGTCACGCGGGAGGCGGTGCGTAGGTGGACCGCGGGCATGAACCGGCCCGAGCCTCGGCTGCGCGCCGAGCTGGAGCGCCACACGGGCATCCCGGCGGCCTGGTGGGATGAGCCGACCTCGGCCGACCCCGGAGAAGTGGGGCGCGACCGTGTGACGAGGTTTGACGTTAGGTGGCGAGAGCCGTTCCTTGATAGCCTCGACGAACTCCAAGGTTCGGTGCGCCAAGAGGGGGTGCGCGTCGTCCGCATCCCGGACGACGACGAAGAAGTCAAGGTGCCGTCGTGAAGCCTCGGACCTTGTGGGTCGTGCTCGATCCCGCCGACGGCCTCGCCCTGGACGTCGCTTTCTCGGCCCTGGCTGCGGCTCGCGAGCACTGCCGCGGCTCATGGCCCGGGGTCGAGTCGCACATCGTCCCGTACGCGCCGGCGACGTCCCGCCGGTCGTATCCGTACACGCCGAAGGCGACGTCAGTTGCAGGGGGCGAAGTGACGCGGCTCGATGCGCTCAAGACCGAGGCGCTCGCATGGGCGACCGCGTGGAAGGCCGGCCACGTGGCCGGGCGCGCTGACGCCGAGGCCGAGGCACTGGCTGCGTGGCGGGGCGCGAGGCTTCGTACCCTCCGCTACGCCCGCGAGCTGCACGCTGAGAGGGCTGCGGCTTGGTCGACGGAGGCGAGCTGGGACACTGGCGCCGAGTCCGACGAAGAGAGAGCTGAGGCGCGGCGCCGGATGCGGGCCCATCGGCGAGCGATGGACCAGATCGGCCTGATCACGCGGCGGAGCGCGATGCTCCGCACCCTGCGATACGCGTACGACCTGCACGCTGAGCGGAGCCTGGCCTGGTCGACGGAGGCAGCGGGCGACTCCGACGGGGACGCTACCTACAGGATGAAGGCGCGGCGACGCATGATGCTCCACCGGCGAGCGATGGACCGGATCGCGCGCCTCATCCGAGGTGAGCCAGCCTTCGGCAAGGTGGCGTCGTGACGGCGCGCGCGCGAGGGCCAGCGTGGGAGCAGATGCAGCGGGACGTGCGGGAGTTTATGGGCGTTACGGACGAGGCCTCGGACAATCTGCTGTGCCGTTACGGCTACGCAGCGGGCCGGGCTGACGCCGAGGACGAGGGCCTAGCCGCGCGCCGGAGCGCAACGCGTCGCACGTTGGTGTACGCCTACCACCTGCAATCTGAGCGGGCGGCGGCATGGGGCCTCGTGTGGGGTCCGAAGGCCAGGCGGTACAAGGCTCTCCACCTTCGGGCGATGACCCGGATCGCGTGCCTCATCCGAGGCGAACCGGCCTTCGGGAAGGCGGCGCCGTGACGCCCGCCGAGCGCCTGAGGCGCGACGTGGATTGGATGGTCGAGGTGGCGAGATCGGACGCAACTGATCAGGAAAGCGACTACGAAGACGGCCGGGCTGACGCCGAGGCCGAGGGCGCGCGGAAGCTCTCCGCGATGCGGCAGCGCGCCCTTCGATACGCCTACCACCTGCACGCTGAGCGAGCTGTGGCGTGGAGCATCATCCAAGGGGCCCTGGCGCGACACCACATGCAGATCCACCGGCGGGCGATGGGCCGGATCGACAGGCTCGTCTTGGGGCTGCCTGCGTTCAAGGTGACGACGTGACGACCAATTCCAACGCCAACAGGAGACCACGCCATGAGCAGGACTGACCCGACGCAAGAGTGGACCATCGACCGACAGCAGAGCCGAGACGGCAGGGTCTTCGCCCGCCTTCTCATCGGCGGCCAGCCCGTTGGCGGAGTGGTCGGGAGCGTCCTTGAGATCGACGACCTCGAGCGTCGGCTAGCGCAAGTGTCTGTCGCGTCGCTCGTCAGCGATGCTGCGGTGGACGCGGCAATGGAAAGCTACGGCTCGAAGTTCGAGGCCGCGTCCGATCTTGACCGACGCGAGCTCTACAAGGAGGCATGCGCGATGCAGGGCGCCATCCTCGCGGCCGCGCGCGTGGCAGAACTCGAGCGCGCGCTCGCTGCATGGTGATCCGCATGGTGGCCCTCGCGCCGATGGGTCGCACGCCATCACCGCGGCGCGCCCATCATCCTTGCGTCCGACTCGGCGGTCTCGCGCTCGCGACCAACGAGCCGGTCGAATCGTTCCCGTTCGATCTGACGCCTCAGGCGGAGGAGTTCCCCGAAGGTCATCTGGCGAACGAGCGGACGACTGGAGGCCGGCGGCAGAGGGGGCATCATGCCGTCGCGTGTCGCATCGCGCGTGCCGTGGAGAAGACATGAGCGAACAGGGTCGGATCAGGGGTTGGAAGAGCATCGCGAGTTCGGTCGCCACGCTCGTACTGGGTACACAGATCGTCCAGCTGCCACACCACGAACGCCGCGAATGTGGCGCGCGCGAACAGCGCGTCAGCGTGCGGCCGTGACGGCCCGAGTCTCGCCCGCGGCGACCGCGCTCGTCCAAGCTGGGCTGCTGGCCAAGCTCGGCGCGACCCAGCGCCAACGTGCCGACGTCAACGAGACGCTTTACCAGTTCGTCCCTCGCGTGTCGCGCAGGTTCCAAGCCCCGTACCACCTGCGTCCGATCCTGAGCCTACTGGACGAGGCGCTGACTACCGGCGGAGTGGAAGCGTGTTCGTCAACGCCACCTCGACACACGAAGACGTCTTCCATCGTTCACTGGATCGTCAAGAAGGTCTGCGTTAGGCCGCACACGTACATAGGCTATGGCACTTACAACCAGGACCGCGCGGACTCAGAGAGCGGCAAGGCGCGAATCATAGCCAATGCGGCAGGCGTTGAGTTCAGACGCGACACCATGCGCGAATGGCAACTCGCGAACGGTAGCAAGATTATCTGGGGCGGCGTCGGCGGCGCATGGACTGGCGAAGGTTTTCACGTCGTCATTATTGACGACCCTTTCAAGAACCGCGAAGAAGCAGAAAGCCCGCTTATTCGCGAGAAGGTGTGGGAGTGGTTCAACGACGTCATCTACACGCGCCAAGAGCCTGGCAAGATGGCCACGTCGTTCATCGTCAACCATACTCGATGGCACACGGACGATCTCATCGGCCGGCTCACCAAGCAGGGTTGGCGCAGCGTGAACTTGCCAGCGATCTCTGATGATGGGGACGCGCTGTGGCCAGAGGGATTCGATATTGACCGGCTACGAAAGGCAGAGGCGCAGCTGGGCCCGTACGCTTTCGCTTCACTGTACCAGGGGCGACCTATCGCCAAGGGCGCAGAGGTTTTCGGAGAGCCGACATACTTTGATTCGCTCCCCGTAGGGGTCGGCTACCGCTGCGCCATCGGAAACGACTTCGCTTACACCGTCCGGACATGGTCGGACTTCTCGGTTGGCGTAGCGTTGCGTCGATACGTCACTGGCGTGTCGTACGTGGTAGAGGTCGTCCGCGAGCGGTGCGAGTTGCCCGCGTTCCGCAAGAAGCTTCGCGAGATGGCGGATCGTCACCCAGGCGCGCAGATCCTCGGCTTCGTGTCAGGCACCGAGAAGGGCGGGCTTCAGTTCTTTGGCGAAGGTGACCCCAAGGAACGCGTCTGTGTCGAGCCACTCAACGCAGTTGGCGACAAGTTCCAGCGCGCGCAGGCGGTGGCCGCTGCGTGGAACTCTGGCGATGTTCAGATCCCGCGCAGTCTGTTGGCGCTCGGTGAATGCGGCGCGCATCTGCGGGCCACGGACGAAGGCATGGCGCCGTGGCTGCCGGCGTTCCTCGACGAGGTACGGAGCTTCACCGGTGTAAAGGATGCGCACGATGACCAGGTCGACGCGCTCGCTGGGGCATTCGAGCCGTTTCGAACGATGTTGCCAAGTGGTAGCGATCACGACCGCAGACCACAGGCTCTTGATGCCGACAGGTCGCAGCGATGGGGCAACGACGGCCGCGGCTTCGGCTGACTCTGCTATGTAGCGCTGAGCGGGCTGGTCCTGCTCTGGAGGTGGTAGTGGGCGAGGTGGACATCTACGAGGCGGGCAGGGCGCCGCGCGTCATCACCAGGACAGAGCGCGAAGTGTTGGGCGTCGAGCCAGTCGAAGGCGTGCAGGACCGGCCGCGCGCGACATGGGCTGGCGGTGCGGTCCAGGTTGCTGCGGACAGCATGCGAAGACCACCGCCGGTGAGTGGAGACGAGACCGATGGCGAGTAACAAGAAGGCCGACGACGACCGCGAGCGCGACCGCGAAGACCACGAGTCGCGTCACGCCGCTCGGCGCATGGGCTTGGCCGAGGTCGATCTGCGGTGGCTCTACGGAGGGTCCGCAGACGGAAGCAGCGCCCGCGGCGACGTGGGCGGACTGCGTTCGTCGATGGGCAGCCAGCTCGACGCCGCTCGGCTGGGCATTGCCTCGACACGTGGCGTGGACGTGAGCGCGTCGACAGACCGGGTGGAGAGTCAGATCATGGCGGCGCGTCGAGAGGAGTGCATCATCGCCAGGCTCGCGGCACTCGGGGATTCCGCCAAGGCTGACCGCATTCGGCGAGTCCTGCGGCTGTCGTACTCCGGCACCGACAACAAGGGTCGAGGCGTGTCGCTACCTGGCGGCTTCCCCGCACTCGCGCTGCTCGCCCCGGCGGCTGTTGCGTCGTGGACCGTCGAGGTGCAGAAGATGGCCAGGCGCTACGTCAACGGCGCGGCTACGGGCCAAGCCGAGGCCGACAAGAGACACCAGGTAGACCTCGCAGACCCATCGAAGACCGACAAGCAGAGGGCGCGCGCGTCGAAGGCGCACGACGCCGCGTTGTCGCACCGACGCACGAGCGCCGCAGTGGGCCGCGAGGTCGTCGACGTCGCGGAGCGGTGGGCCCACGACGAGGGGCTGCTTGCTGACCACCTCAAGCAACTGAGCCAGACCGCCAGGGCCGCGGTGTTCGACGAGGTTGCGTCGATGACGTCCGGGGCGCTAGCAGCGTTCACCCAACACGTCTGTTGGGAGCGTAGGCAGGCGAACACCCACAACCCGCTGAGCGCTCGCAGGTGCGACCGTTGCGGGCACCACGACCCATCCCGCCGCGCAGACGAGCGCCGAGGACGGGCAGCGTGAGCGCGGCGTCATCCGAGGAAGTCGTCGAGCGGTTCCGCATTGAGACCGCGGAGCAGTCGCTCATCGTCGCCAGGTGCGAGGCCCAGCTGCACCGAGCACTCCACGACGGGGAGTGCGCCGCCAAGCGCATGGGCCACGCAAGCGAGAGGATGATGGTGCTCCGCAAGCGGCACACGGAGGCGGTGGTGAGGCTTCGTGTAATCGATGAGCACGTGGCAGCTATGGCGCTCGCCAGGTCCGCCTCGGGGCCGCAGCGCGCCGAGCTTGCGGCGCTGGGTCCGGTTGGGCGATTGCCCGAAACGCCGCACCTGATGGTGTCGGTGGAGGACGGCGGGGAGTTCGTGGTCATCGGCTCGCCGGCAGCAGCGCAAGCTTGTTCGGCGCGCGCCATCACCGTTGTCGCTGGGGTGCCTGTCATCCCGAACCTGGAGGCCGGCATGCGTCGACACTTCGCACTCGAGTACGTCCGGGGCGGGTGGTATCGCACGTCCGAGAGGTTGGCTGCGTTCGTCCTCGAGGTGCGCCACGGCCACGATGTCGGGTGGATGATGGATCGAATCGTAGGGGGGCAGGCATGAGAACGTTGCCGGCGACGATGGGGCTCAAGGAGATGGCTCGGCTCGGCAACATGTCTCGCAGAACGATCCAGCGATACCTGCACGACAGGGCCATCACGTGCGAGGGCCGCCGGGTCATGATGATCGACATCAAGGAGAACTGGCCGCGGTTCTACGCGTCGCTCGCCATCGCCTATGAGCAACCCGCCCCGCTCTGCCCCGACTGCGGCGAGATGACCGAGCGCGCCTGCGTCATGTGCTCGTTCAAGGCTGCGTAAGTAACGCGACAACTGGGCGCCAGATAGCGCCAGTTGGCGCCACGGCGCCACACCTATACGTGTGTGAGCGCGCGGGCCCAAGCTAGGTCTGTGACCATCGCCATGCGTGCGATGACGGGCTCCACCAACTTAGGAGCCCCGCCATGTCCAAAGGCTTCGGACCGCACCCGCCGACGGCGTCGTACATCGACGCGACGCTGGTCACGCCGGCTGACGTGACCCCGCTCGTGGATGGGCCGTGCCGTGCGCTTTGGACCACGACCGCCGGCAACGTCAGCTTCATCACGCTCGGCGACACCACGGTGTCGCTGCTGAGCGTAGCTGCGCACGTCGAGCTCCCGTTCGCCTGCACCCACGTCCGGCTCACCGGCACCACTGCGGCGATCCTCGCCCTCTACTGAAGGACTTCAATCATGCCGGTACCCACGTATGGCGAGACCGCCGCCCGCAAGTTCGGCCCCCGCCGGATGACTGTCACGATCGGCGAAGCCGCTCTCACGGCTGCTGCGCTGACCGAGATCGTAGCCATCGGCGCCATCCCGGCCGGCTCGCAAGTCCTCGCGGTCAACATCGCGGTGTCCACTGCCTTCGCTGGCATCACCGGGCCCATCAGCGTCAGCATCGGGTCCACGGGCGACGATGACGCTCTCGTCGCCGACGCTGTCGTGTCGACAGCCGTCGACGGCATGTCCAGCACGCGACCGCTCGGGATCTCGCCCAACAAGGTGTTCGCTGCCGAAACCACGCTGAACGCAACGTTCATCTCGGCCAGCGGCAACCTCGTCGACTGCAGCGCCGGCAGTTGCACCATCGAGATCATCTACGTGACTGGCCTCCAGTTCTGATGTTCGCCTGGGTCCGCTCGCTCTTCCAACGGGCGGGCGAAGGAGTACAGCTAGGCGGCTCGGTTCTCCCAGACCAATCGGTATGGGCGCAGTTCCAGCGCATCGGCGGCAGCGTCACGCCGCAGCAGGTTTCGGAGATCATCCGCGAGGCCGACTCGGGCTACACCGCTCGCTTCGTCGACCTCGCCAACGAGTCCAGGCAGAAAGACTGCCACCTTCAGTCGGTGCTCTTCACCCGTGAGAGCGCCCTATCAAGCTTGCCTTGGGAGCTTCACGTCGAAGGGTCGACGAAGAAGAAGCCCAAGGGTCAGCGTCAGACCCGATTCGTGGAGTCGTGCCTGCGCGGCCATCCTGGTCTCGCCGACCTTTTCGGGCATCTCGCTGGCGGCGCATACTACGGCTACGCCGTCGCCGAGACCGACTGGAAACTGAACGCCCGCGGGCAGATCGTCCCGCGCTCGTTCGTCCGGCACTCCGCGCGGCGCTTTGGGTTTCGTATGTCGGACGGTCGCCTCATCTGGCGCGACCAATCCAGTGGATCCAAGGACGTCGACTTTCGCGCGGACTTCCCGCGTAAGTTTCTTGTTTCTCAGCCGCGCATCACCGGCGACGTGCAGATCCGAGAGGGTCTTGCCCGAATCCTCGTGTGGGCCGCGCTGTTTCGCAACTGGACGATATCCGACTGGCTGAAGCTCGCCGAGTTGGCATGGAAGCCGTGGCGCATCGGCGTCTACGAGAAGAACGCCGACAAGGAAGACATCGACCATCTTGAAGCCCTGTGTCGCAACCTCGTAGCGTCTGGCTCCGGGACGCATGCGAAGGACGTCGAGCTCAAGCTCATGTGGCCCGGCGGTGGAGCAGGCGGCTCGAAGCCCGGTCACAGCGACCTGTTCGACCGAATGGGCGCCGAGATGTCGAAGGCCGTCGTCGGTCAGACACTCACCACCGAGCAGGGCAGGGTCGGATCGCAGGCGCTTGGCAGCGTCCACGACAACGTCAAGAAGGACATCCGGGACTTCGACGCCGAGTGCGTCGCGTCCGTCATCACGCGCGACCTCATCCGCCCGCTGATTGAGATGAACTTTGGGCCTACTGCGCCCGTCCCCGAGTTTCGCTTCGTTACTCGCGATTCAGCCGACATGAAGGCCTTTGCGGAGTCGATGGAGAAGCTTGCGAGCAAGGACGTGCACATGCGCATCCCTGCCGAGTGGGCACGCGACGAGCTTGGCATCCCCGAGCCCGACGAAGACGACGAACTGCTCGGCTCCTGGAACTACGAGGTCGACACAGTCGACATCGAAGCCCACCCCAAGAACGACCCGCCTGAAGGCGAAGACGCGACCGACGCTAACAGCGACGAGGTCGAGTCAGAAGACGAGGCCGCGTGAGCGATCTGCAACAGCGAGACGCGTCCAACCAGGACCGCATGCTCTCGCACACGATGGAGATCCGCGCCATCCGAGAGGAGTCGCGCGAGGTCGACTTCATCTGCTCCACCGAGGCGCTCGACGCGCACGGTACCGTCATCAAGCAAGACGGCTGGGACCTGTCGCGGTTCACGCGCAACCCGGTCGTTCTTTGGTGCCACAACCGTTCAGTCGACGAGCTGCCAGTCGGGCACGCGGTGTCCTTCGGCGTCGAGAAGGACAAGCTCATCGCCACGATTCGGATCGCCACCATCGAGGCGAACCCGAAGGCCGAGCACGTCTGGCAATCGATCCGCCAGAAGACGCTTCGTGGCGTCAGCGTCGGCTTCATGCCGCTCGAGTACCACTGGGAAAAGGACGCTGAAGGTGGCGATGAGCACCTGGTCTTTGACCGTCAGGTGCTCTGCGAGATCTCGATCACGCCACTGCCATCGAACCCTGAAGGCCTCGCCCGTACGCGGCAGATGGCCATGGATGCGCGCGCGCTGCCGCTTCCGAACAAGACCACTGCGACGGACTCTCCGCCGCAAGAAAAGCCCGCTGCCGAGCGCGGCGAGCAGGAAAGGACCGCCATGTCGGACCAGATCACCGAGATTGCCGCGCTCAAGACCAACGTCGCGACGCGTGAAGCCGAGGTCCGCGCCAAAGAGGCCGACCTCATCGAGTCGCGCAAGCTTCTCGATACCGAGCGCGCCGCAAAGGTTGCCATCGAGCGCGAGCTCGACAAGGCCCGCGCGGACCTCGTCGCCATCACCGCCCGAGCCTCCAAGGCCGAGGGTGACGTCGTCGAGCGTGATGTGCGCGCCCTCGTCGGCGTCAAGATCACGCCGGCCGAGGTCGAGGAACAGATCGAGCTGGCGAAGAGCAACCGAAGTCTCTTCGACAAGCTCATGAGCAAGCGCTCCGTGATGCAGGAAATGGTTCCTGCCATTCCCGCGGAGCCCAACACCGAGACGCGCGGCGCCTCCGTCGGCATTGCCGACGACGAGCTTGCGGCCGCCGCCATGAAGGGGGTCTGAGCCATGGCTACCACCGCGCTTCAAGTCACTCCGTTCTCGATCGTCAACACGTACATCGTGGCCGCTGGCCAGGTGGCGACCGTGGGCCGCGCCGTCAAGTTCGCTGCCGCGGACGAACAGGTGCAACTCGCCGGATCCGCCAACGACAAGGGCATCGGCATTGCGCTCCACAGCGCAGTGGCTGGCGCCTCGGTCCAGGTGCTCATGCTGGCGCACTCCATCGTGCCCGTCAGGGTCGGCACCGGCGGCGCAACTCGCGGCGAGTACGCGGTGCTCGCGTCCGACGGCTACATCAACCAGACGCTCGGCGGAGGCTCGACCGTTCGATACATCGGCGGCGTTTTCACGCAGTCCGGAGTCGTCGGCGATTTCGTCGGTCTCGCAGTCGGCGCGTTCGCGGCTGGTAGCGCGTAACAACCTCATCGGGTGACGGCGCCGGACAGGCGCGCGCCCATTCCAACTCTGGACAACGTCGCTCGTCAACCGAGCGCGATGGGGACGCTTGTCCCGAAGGATCACTATGAGCTACTCGCAGAACCTCAAGGCTCTCATCCGGTCGACCAACCCCGAGGATCGGCGCAAGGTCGAGAGCGTTCAGAAGCGCTTCGTCGAGGCGCGCCTTCTGACGCCCGGGCAGCTGTTCACCAGCGCGACCATGTCGAACGTCTCGGTGCAGTACAAAAACGATGAGTACATCGGCGATGTGCTCGTTCCGATCGTCGACGTGGCCAAGGTCGCCGGCACGTACTTCAAGTACGGCAAGGGCGACCGGATGACCTTTCACGATGACAGGATCGGATCGAAGGGAACGCCCAACGAAGTGAGTGAAAGCCGGACCACCGACACGTACTCGTGTACGCCTCGCGCGCTCACCAACTTCATCGGCAGTGAGTCGCTGCGTCAGCAGGACGCTCCTCTCGATGAGATGATGGATCTGACGGAGTCCATCGTTGACAACCTCATGCTCAACAAGGAGATGCGTAAGGCAACGCTTCTCACTACGAGTGGCAACTACGACGCCGCAAACGTCGTGACGTTGTCGGGATCCTCGCAGTGGAACTCTGCCACTGGCGGTGACCCGGTGGCCGCGATTCTCACTGCTGGAACGTCGCTCTGGATGGGCAATGCGCCCAGCGACATCTACGGATGGTGCGGCATCGAGGTCTACAACGTCCTGCGATCGCACCCCGCGGTGCTCGATCTCTTCAAGTACGGCGGGCAGTCAGTGGGCCTCGCCACCGAGGACATGATCGCGAAGTTCTTCGGCTGGAAGGGCCTTGTCGTTGGCAAGGCTCGCAGGCAGACCGCGAACGAAGGACAGACCCCCTCCTACTCGCGCATCTGGGGAAAGAACATGGGCGTCGTTCGAGTCGCTCGCAAGCCAGGCATTCGCGCTGCTTCTTTCGCCTACGACTTCCGCGTGACCGGCGATCCGAAGACCGATCTCTGGTTCCGGCCCGAGCTTGGCATGAGCGGCGGCTACCAGGCGCGCGTCGGATTCAACGAGGGACTCGAGGTGGTCGCGAACGACACCGGCTACCTCATCGCCGCTGCGATCTCCTGAGCATGAGCCGCGGCGGTCGACATGACGCCCATCGAGGCGCAACCAGTCCAAGCACGGCAGTAATCGACGACGCCGCAGACCTCGCCGAAGAGGCAGATCCTGCGGTCGTAGTCGAACCTGCCAAGCCCATGGCGACGAACCAGGAAGCGCCGCGCGCTGCCCGGTTCGTCGTGTCTTACGGCGCGGTGAACCACGACGGTAAAGAGTACCTGACGGGCGAGCCGCTCCCGATCACGGAAGCGCAAGCCGTTCTTCTCGGACCCGCCGTGACGCGCGTCTGATGGCTCTTCCCTACTGGACCTACGACGACCTCGTAGCCCGGGTGGGGATCGACGCCATCCTCGTCGCGTTCGATCGCGACAACGACGGTGAGCCCGACACAGGCACCATCGAGCGGCTGCAAGTCGACTGCGATGCGCACGTAGAGGGCTACCTGCGCGGCATCTACGACCTCGACTCTGTGCGAGACGTGAAGCCCTCGCAAGTTGTCAGGCTGTCGCTCGACTACGCAGAGGCCCGCGTCTGGCGTGTTGCTCCTACGCACGCGCGATGCGACTGGGCCGAATACATCAAGGTCGTCGACGGTGAACTGGCTGGACTTCGGTCCGGCAAGGTCCGGCTCGACGTATCCGGACCGCCCGAGAACGCCGCTAACGTCGGCGGCATGATCGCCTCAGGGTCTGGAAGCATCCAGTGCCCGCCGGTCAAGTTTTACATCGGCGGCATGGGCGACTTCTGATGATCGACATCCGCATCGACGCATCCGAGTTTCGCCGTGCCGCAAACGCGGAGCTTGTCAATCTGGCTCGTGGCTGCGAAGCCGCGGTCGACGAGGCTGGGCGCAAGGGCAAGACAACGGCCCGCGTCCTGGCGCCGCACCGGTCGTACGATCTGCGCAACAGCATCGACGCCCGCGTGACTTCCGCTGGCTCCACCGGCGCCGAGGGCGAACTCGAAGCGATCGCGAATCACGCCTCATTCATGGCGGACGGCACTAAGCCGCACGCCATCGAGGCGCGTCGCAAGAAGATGCTCCGCTGGGTGGGACCAAGTGGCGTGCGCTTCGCGCGGCGCGTGATGCACCCCGGCACCAAGCCCAACGATTACTTTCGGCGCGCCATGCTCGAAGCCGAGATCACGTTGGTTCGCGCAGGCGAGAACGTTGCCAATGCATCGGCCGCCCGCATGTCCCGATGACTGACGTCTTCGGCGGCGTCGACCTGCCCGTCGCTCTCTCCGGGGCCTCGGTTGAGACGACTGAACTCGGTCTAGCTGACCCCACGGCCAGCAAGCTGCTCTCCTTCTGCGCCGCCGTCATGCGCGCCGACTGTGGCACGGAATGGGCGTCCCTGCGCCCCCGTCCTTCTGGTGACACCAAAGGTAGCGACGTGGTCCGGAAGGCCTACGTAGCCAACCCTGAGCGGTACCAGTTCGACAGCGACAACCTCCCGAGCCTGTTCCTCTGGCGTACGCGCGGACGGCAAGAGCAGACGTCGGACGACTTCCGCCACGAGACGGCCAGTTTCTCGCTGCTATGGGTCCTGCCGCCAGACGATCCGCGCAAGGAAGCCAAGCGCGAGCCTTTCGCGCAAGCGATGATGAAGTCGCTCGGTGCTCGCATCCGCGACAACCGGCACCCCGCCTGGTCCGACCCTGGCGACGCCGACCCGAAGGCGTCCACGCTGGTCGCCGACGACGACGCGATCGTTACCGCCAGCGCCACCGCTACCGCGCCCGTGACGCTGACCGGCGGCGCACTCAACGGCGTAATCGGCATCGGCGCGATGTCGCCACGACGCGGGATCAGCATCACCACGTCCGCCGCAACCGGCGCCTACTCGCTCGCAGCCATCGTCATCACCTACGTCGACTGGCTCGGAAACCAGGTTGCTGAGTCCATCGCGCTGACCAGCGTCAATGGTGGCCAGACGATCGTGAGCGCCTTCGAGGCTGCATCCGTCGTCAGCATCGCCATCCCGTCGCAGGTCTCAACGGCCGGCTCGATTCGCATTGGCGTGCAGGCCAGGACGGGCCGCGGGTCATCGCTCTCGAAGGCCACCGGCCTGCTGAGCGTAGGGCTCACCGAATGGTCACCCCACACGCTGTCCATCGATATCGTTGCGGCTGGCGGCAATACCGAGCGCACCGCGAAGTACTTCGGCGTGATCGCGACCGTCCAAGCGGTGGAGCAGTACCGCCGCGACCCACTGTCTCGCGCGTGGCCATTGGCTACGCCGCCGGCCGGACTCGACTTCGACGTCTCAATCGACGGCGAGAACGTTACCCGCGCCAAACTCTGACGTTCGCGGCCGAGCCGCCAAAGACATCGCGTGTTGCGCCCTTTCGCGCGCTCGCCAGGAGACCGATCCAATGCGGACGCGAAAACTCACCGTCTACCCGAACCCGTACGCGCAGCTGGACGCGTCTGGTCGACTCGCTGGCGCTGCGCCGATTGGCGAGACCCCTCGCCTGACGTCGATCATGCCGAACCGAGCTTTCGTCGGAGCGATTCGCGTCTTGCTAGACCATGACACGCGAGGTCGGGGCCCCGCGCTCGCGTGTCATGGTCTAGCAA